TGGCGTGGGCCCCCCCCGCGGGGCGGGGCGGGGCGCCCGGGGCGGGGGCTGCCGCGCGCCCGCTGCCGCCCCGTCGTTCCGGATCGGGTAGCAGGTAGCCGGGGCAGGTAGCCGGGGCCCCCTCGAGCCGATGCCTATATGCCTGCGCGCACGGCCGCGTGCGTGCACGCCCGATGGCACGAGGGCGGGCCGCTGTCAAGGGGCGATCTACTCGTCGGCGGGCCCGGGCCAGGCTGGCGCCCTTCGTTCTAGGGGAGCCGGCGGAGCGGGCGGGAAGGCTGGCGAGCTGGCGGGGCGGCTCCGACGACGCGGTCGAGATCGAGGGGCGCGAGCGCAGGCCGTCAGGCGGCCAGTGGCCGGGCGCTCGTGGAGGGGCCCTCGGCCGGTCAGCAGATCCCGGAGGCTCCCGGAGAGGTGGCCGGTCGGGGGCAGGGCGATCGGGGGCAGCGGGCAGGCGGCCCTTCGTCCTCGCCCTATTGATAAGGACCGCGAGCGCCAGGCCGTCTACTCATAGGAGAGTCCGATGGGCGCGATGGGCACGATGGGCACGATGGCGGACGATGGGGCGTAGGTGGGCGCCCCCTCGAGCCGAGGCGGGAGGGGCGGGGGGGGGGGCGCCCCCCCCCCCCCATCCCGAGCTCGAAGGGCGAGACCAGGGCCTCAAGCAGCGGCCCGACCGGCTGGCAGCCCTGACCGATGGCCTCTCACCCATAGGGTTTCTCGATGTTCACGGATTGATTGAGAGGGTGGGGGTGGCTTGACCCCCCTATAATCTGTGCACATAAGCCACCCTCAACCTTTTGTATGGGAGCATACATGTCACCTTCAGCCCCTACCTCCCCCGGTGAGGGAGCCCGCAGGGCCCTGGCCGACGCGGCCCTCCTGGCCGTCGATACAGCCCTGACCGTCAGCGCGGCGCTGCGCGTCACCCGCTTCGCCACCACCGACGTCCTGGGCGGATGGATCTTGTCTGACCCCCTGCACCGGCTGGCCGACCGGCTGGAGCCTGGACAGCCCTTCGGCTACCTAGCCCCAGCCTCGGCCCCGCTGCATCGGGCCGTCTCAGCGCTCGACTGCCCGTTCTGCGTCGGCACCCAGGCGACGATCGCCATCGGCGCAGCGCTGGCCCTGACCTCATCCCCCACCTCGCGACACGGCCGTCGGTCCCCGCTGGGCCGCGCCCTACGGGCCGCCTGCGCGACACTGGGCGCCGCCTACATCGTGGGCCACGTCTCCCACCGGATCGACCCGGCCCCGGCCCCGGCCCCGGCCCCTACCTCCACAGCTAAGGACCAGAAGTGACAGCCTCTCCCGCCGCCGTCTCCAGCATCGACGCCTACCGGTCCCGGGCCCTCGCTCGCCGTGGTGTCATCGTCCAGCAGCCGCCGGCCTCACCTCCCGCCGCCTCCCAGGCCGCTCCAACCCGGCCGGCGGCGCGCACCCTGACCGCGGCGGCGTCCCGCCCTACCCGCACCGGCTCCGCCGCTAAGACGGCCTCAGCCCCCTCGTCCAGGTCCGGCGCCGCCCTTGGCTCTCGCTCCTGGCAGACCGAGGCGTGGGCGGCCTACGACGAGGTCGGTGAGGAGAGGTTCCTGGCCTCGACCCTGGCCGGGCGCCTGAGCCAGGCCCGCCTCTACGTCCAGCACAAGCCCCTGACGGGGCCGCACTCGTCCCTGCGCGACGACCCGACGGACGTGACCGACACCGCGACCGGCCCCACCGCGAGGCTGGCCGAGGCGGTCCTGGCGGCCCTGGGCGCCTCGCAGCAGGACCTGGGGCAGATGCTCCAGAGGCTGGCGACGAATCTGTTCGTGGCCGGCGAGGGCTGGCTCGTCGGAGTGCCTCGCCACGTGATCGACGCCGCGGCCCCGTCCTCGGCGCCGGTGGTCACCGCCCCCTCGCCCGACCCGGCCCTGACCGACCTCGTGTGGCGGGTGCTGGCCGTCACTGAGGTCTCCTCCGTCGGCTCGGACGGGCGTACCGTTCGCCTGAACCTGGGCACCGACGGCTCGGCGCCGGTCGAGGTGTCGGCCGACGAGGTCTACATGGTGCGCGTGTGGCGCCCTCACCCGGCCCGCTACTGGGAGGCGGACAGCCCGACGCGAGCCTGCCTGCCGATCCTGCGCGAGCTGATCGGGCTGACCCGCCACATCAGCGCCCAGATCGACTCCCGCCTGGCCGGCGCCGGCATCCTGGTCGTGCCCTCCTCGGCCTCTGCCGCGCTGGCCTCGGACGCCGCGGACTCCTCGGCCTATGGTGCGCCGGACCCGTTCGTGGCCGCGCTCATGGACTCTATGCTCCGCCCCATCGAGAATCGGGACGACGCCTCCGCCGTCGTGCCGCTCGTCGTGACCGTACCGGATGAGGCCGCGGACAAGATGAGCCACCTCACGTTCTCCTCGGCCCTCGACTCCGGAGCCCGTGACCTCCGCGACGAGGCGATCCGGCGCCTGGCCCTGGCCCAGGACGCCCCGCCCGAGCTGCTGCTCGGCTCGGGTGCTATGAACCACTGGGGCGCGTGGCTGACGCGCGAGGACACGGTCACCACGCATATCGAGCCGGTCCTGGCCCTGATCTGCGACGCCCTGACCAGCCAGTACCTTCGCCCTGTCCTGCTCTCAGCAGGCCTGAGCGAGGAGGAGGTCCGCACCCTGTCGGTTGGCTACGACGTCTCGGCCCTCGTGGCCAGGCCGAACCGGTCTGAGGAGGCCCTGAACCTACACCGGGCCGGGGCCGTGTCGGACGAGGCGCTGCGCGAGGCGTCAGGCTTCGACGACTCCGACGCGAAGCCCCTGGACGAGAGGGCCCTCATGCAGGCCCTCGCCATGGTCTCCAAGAGGCCGGACCTGATGGGCACGATCGGCATCGGCCCGCTGACCGAGGAGATCCTCAAGGCCTACAAGGGCGACTATTCGGCCCCGTCGCAGGCCCTGCGCGAGCTCGCCCTGCCGCCGACCCCTCCCGCTGACCCCTCCCCCTCAGCCCCCAGGCCCGACCAGGACGGCCCCGGCCGTCCGCCGAGTGGCGCGGACGCGGCCGAACCGGGTAGGGTGCCTGGTAGCGAGGCGCCGATCTCATCCGGCGACGCCCGCCCGGAGTCATCCACGACGGCCCCGACCGGGGCCTGACACCCGCCCAAGGAGAACCCATGACACCTCCCCCACCCACTGCCGACGCCGCACGGGCCTACCGCGCGGCGTCGGCCGCTACCTCCCCGGCCCCGCGCCGCAACCCTGACGCCCGCCTGACCGCCCACGGCAGGGACGTTGACGCCACGGCGCTGGTCGCCGTCGTTGACGTCCTGGTCGTCAAGGCCCTCGAGGCCGTCGGCAAGCGGATCGTGCGCGCCGACAGGGCCCGGTTCAACGCGCTCAAGGGCCGGCCGTTCCACGAGGCGCACGTCCTGTGGCCGACCGACATCGTCACCGTGAGCAAGTCCACGAAGGGGGCGTGGGACGTCGTCCCGGCCCTGCTCGACAACCACGGCTGCCCGGGCGTCGAGTCCGGCCGCGTCGTGACTCTGCTGGACGCCTACGTGTCCCAGGTCGCTACGCACGGCGTACCGCACCGCCTGGACCGGCTCGTGACGGCCCTTCGCTATGTGCTGCCGGAGAACGCTCTCATCAGCACGCCTAGCCTGAACCGGGCGTCCTTGGAGGAGGTGCTCTGATGGCCAGCCCCGCGACCTCTACCGACGTCGATCTCCTGGACGAGGGCCCCTCAGACTGGGAGTCCTCCAAGGCGGTGTCCGACTGGCGAGACTCGATCGAGGATCAGTACCTCGACCTGGCCGAGCCGGTCCTGAACTACTTCCTGAAGCTGGCCCGCATCCAGGCCCTCGAGGCCCTCTACTCCCCCGTCCTGACGGCGGCCGGCGACGTCATCGCGAACCCGTTCGCCTGGACGTCGGTCCGCGCGGCCTGGCAGGCCGCCATCCGCGACCTCGTCCGTGACGACCGCGGCCGGCGCCGCCTGCCTCAGTACGCGACCGTGCAGCGCATCCTTGAGGAGTCCGGCCTGCCGGTTATGGTCTACGAGGACGTCAGGGCCCTGCTCAAGCGCTCCGCTTCGGAGGGGTGGGGCGAGCGTAAGACGAAGATCGAGCTCGGCAAGATGCTCGGCACCTCGCGCCGCAAGGGGGAGGCCGCGACCGCCTACGCAGCCCGCCTGCGCACCCTGGCCCGCACCGCCGCCACCGCCAACGCCGCCCACCGCATGGCGACGTCGGACCTGGCCCGTAAGCGCGGCCGCCTGCGCTGGGTCACGGTCCATGACGCTCGGGTGCGGCCTACCCACGTCGAGGCCGACGGTCAGGTGCAGGACCTCGGAGTCCCGTTCCACGTCGGGGACGCTCACCTGCTCTACCCCGGCGACCCTGCTGGGCCGCTGAAGGAGACGGCGAACTGCCGATGCATCCTCATCCCGACCGACGCCAGGCCGGCCGTCAACCAGGCCATCAGCGCCAAGTACCCGTTCTCAGCCATCGAAAGGACAGCCATGAAACTGCGCATCGAGGAGACCGCCCGCCGCGTAGGCGAATTCTCCGACCTCCGGGAGGAGCCTGCCGGCGACCCGGTCTCCGCCCCCGCCGACCCCCTCCCAGCACCTGACGGCCGTTGGGAGGGCGTCATCGCCCGAGAGGGCGAGATGACCGGCGACGGCCGCCTGATCGAGGACGGCGCTCTTCGCTGGGACGACCTGCCCATCCCGCTGCGCGTGGCCTTCAAGGACGTCGGCGGCCACGACGGCGCTGAGGTCTGCGGCCGGATTGAGACGGTAGAGCGCCGCGAGGGCGGGGACATCTACGCCACCGGCACCTTCGACCTAGGCTCTGCCGTAGGCGCAGAGGCGTTCCGCCAGGTCAGCGAGCAGATGTCCAACGGCGTGTCCATCGACACGGACGACGTGACTTTCAGGATCATGGCGAAGTCAGACATGCCCGAGGCCGACGTTGCAGATTCCGGCAATGAGTCGGACACTGGGGCCGACTCGGAGGGCCGGGTCAAGGTAGCCGCCATGTCTTCCTCGGACGAGCTGACCGTCATCGAGTCGGCCCGGCTGCGCGCCGCTACCCTCGTGGCGGTACCCGCCTTCGCCACGGCCCGTGTCTACGCCTCCGGGCAGGCCCCGGCCAAGTCCGTCCCGGAGGCTGAGCCGGAGGGGACGGTCGAGGCGTCGGCCGAGCCCGTCTCTCAGAGCCGCGACTCCCTGACCGCCGCGGCCATCCCGACCGCCCCGCCGGAGGCGTGGTTCAAGGACCCGGCCCTGACCGGCCCGACCGCCCTCGTGGTCGAGGACGACGGCCGTGTCTACGGCCACATCGCCGCCTGGGGCACCTGCCACATAGGCCAGATCGGGAAGTGCGTCGAGCCGCCCACCAGCCCATCGAACTACGCCTACTTCCGCACCGGCGCGCTGCGTACGGCGGAGGGAACCTCCGTGGCTGTGGGGCATCTCACAATGGGTACCGGGCACGCCGGACCTCGTGACTCCGCCAACGCCGCGGCCGAGCACTACGACAACACCGGCACCGTCTTCGCCGACGTCGCGGCCGGTGAGGACGCCTACGGAATCTGGGTGGCCGGCTCCCTTCGGCCCGGCATCACCGCCGAGCAGGTCCGGGTGGCCCGCTCCGCTCCGATCTCCGGAGACTGGCGCACGATCCGCGGCTCCTTGGAGCTGGTAGGCGCTCTGGCCGTCAACGTGCCGGGCTTCCCGGTGCCCCGTCCGCAGGGCCTCCTCGCCTCCGGCGAGGTGAAGTCTCTCCAGGCGTCCGGCGTCGTGGCCCACGACGACTCCGCGGCCCGGGCCTCCCACCCCTCGAACGGCCCCATCGGCTCCAACGGCCTCACGCTCGGAGACATCTCGTACCTGAAGCGCCTGGCCGAGTCCGAGCGCCGCCGGGATCTGGAGCGCGCTACGGCCGCCGACAAGATGCGAGCCCGTGTCGAGCGGGCGGGTACACTGGCCAAGGCGGCGCAGATGGCGCGCCGTCTAGGATCCATCTGAGGAAAGGGACAGAGATCATGGGATGCGGCTGTGGACGTACTACAACTCCGCCGGTAGGAACCGAGCCCCGGCCGCTGGCCGACGGCACCCTTCCCGGCGAGGGCTCCAAGGACTCCTCCCCGATCACGCGCTTCTAGGCGTAGCGCCACTCATCGTCATCGGTTATGATGATCCCTGTTAGAGGTCTCATGGACTCCTGACGCTGGGTGGATCAGCAGAGCCCCGCACCGTTTGCTCATGGCGGTGCGGGGCTTTGTCCATGCCTATGGAGGGGTATCTCACTCATAGGTGTATCCTTTGAGCCAACGGCATGGCAGCAGGGCCTCGTGCGTACCCGCTGGGGACGGGAACCCTGCCCAGCAACAAGACACGGAGGACCCCTCAACATGCGCAAGCACTTCGACATCACCGTCTTCGCCGACCAGGCGGACGACGCTCCGGTCGAGACCTTCGACCTGGAGATCCCTGAGAACCTGTCCGACCTGAGCGCCGCCGACCTGGGCGACCTGCGCTCAAAGGCCGTTGACGCCTTCCAGACCCTCTACGCCGGCGGCGAGTTCACCGACGAGGATCTGGCCACCCTCGGCACCCTGACCGAAGGTATCGAGGCCCTGTCCGCCGAGATCAGCACCCGTGAGCAGGCCGCCGCTGAGCGCGCCGCCAAGGCGGCCGCGATGGCCGCCAAGGTCGGCGCCGACAAGCCCGTCGCCGAGGACGAGGACGGGGAGGACGCCCCGGCCGAGGAGAAGGCCGAGGCTGAGGAGGACACCGCCGAGGCGGAGGCCGAGAAGGCCGACGCCGATAAGGCTGAGAAGAAGGCCAAGGCCGCCGCGGCCGACGTCGAGACCGAGGCTCAGGTGGACGCCGAGCCCGAAGCCGTCACCGCTGCCGCTCCCCGCGGACCCATCAAGCTGTCCGGCATCCGTCGGCACGTTCACACCCCCGCACCTGCGATCACTGAGGAGATCTCCGTGGAGGACACCACCCCCAAGGCCCGTATGACCGTGGCCGACGTTCCCGGCTTCGCCGCTGACAGCGACGCCTCCTTCGAGGACCTGGCCGTCGCGCTCGACCGCCGCCTCCAGGGCTTCAACTCCGGCGCCTACGCCGCGGCCGCTCGCGCCGGCCGCGCCATGAGCGAGCGCCACAGCCTGGCCGTCGTCCGCAAGGCCTTCGACGAGCGCGCCACCGTCGGCTCCCCTGAGAGCGCTGACGCCGCCATGGCCTTCGCCGTCAACGAGAAGAACCTGCCTGGCGGCTCCCTCGTCGCGGCCGGGGGCTGGTGCGCCCCCTCCGAGACCGTCTACGACCTGCTCGAGGACGAGTCCCGTGACGGCCTGATCTCCCTGCCTGAGATCAACGTCACCCGCGGAGGCATCAAGTTCACCAAGGGCCCCAAGTTCGCCGACCTGTACGCGGCCCCCTCCTTCAACTTCACCGAGGAGGAGGCGAAGGCCGGCAAGTACCGGCCCGACGCCGCCGCTCAGGGCGCCAACAAGGTCGGCGCCAAGCCGGTCTACAACGTGCCCTGCACCGACTTCGAGGAGGTCCGCCTCTCCGCCGCCGGCATCCACATCCAGGCCGGTCTGCTCCAGCAGCGCGGCTACCCCGAGCTCGTCGCCCGCACCATCCGCGGCGCCCTCGTCGCCCACGAGCACAAGATGAGCGAGCGGATCATCGCCTCCATGGAGACCCAGTCCACCGCCGTCTCCATGGACGCCGGCCAGACCGGCGCCGCCGCCCCGATCCTGACCGCCATCGAGCTTCAGGTCGAGCACTACCGCTACGCCCAGCGCCTCTCCCGCTCCACCACCCTTGAGGCGGTCTTCCCCTACTGGGTCCGCGGCGCCATCCGCACCGACCTGTCCCGCCGCGAGGGCGTCGACCTGATCGACGTCCCGGACAGCCGCATCGACGCCTGGTTCCGCAGCCGCGGCGTGAACGCCCAGTTCGTCTACGACTGGCAGGCTCTCGGCGGCGAGGCCGACGCCTTCAAGGTGTGGCCCGACAGCCTGAAGTTCCTGCTCTACTCGGCCGGCACCTTCGTCAAGGGCAGCCAGGACGTCATCACCCTGGACACCGTCTACGACTCGGTCCTGCTCGGTCAGAACGACTACACCGCCCTGTTCACCGAGGAGGGCTACCTGGTCGCCAAGCGTGGCCACGACGCCCGCGTCGTGACCGTCCCGCTCAACCCGAACGGCGGCACCGGCACCGGCATCAAGCTGCTCGCCAACGGCACGGCTGACCTGGCCAAGTGATGACTCCGGGGCGGGAGGCGGCAAGGCCCCTCCCGCCCCGTGACCTCACTCAGCCACAGCCGTCCAGCAAGGAGGACAGATGCCCATCATCGCACCGAAGCAGCGGGTCAGCGCCCCCGCTGCCACGCCCCTGCCGGGCGGGCTCTTCTCCCAGTTCGCGCCCATCGAGGACTCCTCGGTGCGGTGGGAGAACGGAGTCACCTGGGAGGACGTCGAGCGCGCTCAGCTCGGCGCCATCGGCCAGTGGCAGAGCCCCGGCACAGTTCCCGGCCTGCCGAAGACCCTGACCGACCCGAAGTGCCTGACCCTGGAGTCGCAGGCCCCGCTCACCGTGTACGCGGCCTACCGCACCACGGCCCTGAGCCACTCCCCTCAGGAGGCCACCCAGATCGCCGCCTCCCGGCTGCTGCTTCAGGAGGAGCACGCCGTCGAGCAGGCACTCTGGAGCGGCGCTCCGAACCGCGGCCTCGGCCTAGGCAAGGTCCGCTCCTACGCCGCCAAGGGGGCCGGCAAGCTCGATATGCCTCAGGGCCTCGCTGCGCTGGAGCACTACGCCGCGCAGTACGGGGCTCAGCCGACCCTGCACATCCCGCGCCGCCTGGCCAGCCTGATGGCTAGCGCCAAGCTCATCAAGACCGGCCGTGACGGGCGGTTCGAGACCCGCCTGGGCACTCCGGTCGTGGTCGGGGCCGGCTACCCGGACGAGATGCAGATCGTGGCCACCGGCCCGATCGTCCTCTACCGCGGGGAGGCGTTCACCTCGACCAACGGCGCCGGCGGGTTCGACAAGGGTCAGAACGACGTCACCGGCGTGGCCGAGCGCCAGTACGTCATCGGCTTCAACAAGTGGGACGCGTTCCGGGTGACTGTGGACGCCGGTATCCCGCAGCTTGACCTGAAGGCGGCGGAAGAGTGATCTCCCGCGCAGCATCAGTCGCCCTGGCCGTGATCGCCGCGGCCGCGGTCTACACCATCACTCAAATCACGTACGAAGGAGAGCGCTGAACCATGGAGAAGACGCACTCATACACACCGGTGCTGGGGAAGCGCATCCGCGTCACCCCTCTGGACACCTGTGGCAAGTTCGACAAGACCCAGCACAAGCCGGTGGCCACCTCCGGCTTCGTGTCGATCAAGCTGGCCGCTGAGGTCGAGGACGGCACGGAGATCACGGTCCGCAAGGCCGACGGCTCCCTGTGCGTCAACGAGAAGCAGTCGAACACCTTCAAGTTCTTCTCGGTCGAGCTGGAGTTCTGCGGTGTGAACCCCTCCGTCCTGGACATCGTGACCAACGCCACGAAGTACCTGGACCACGCGGGCGACACCGCCGGCTTCAAGGTCGCCTACGGCAAGATCGAGAAGAAGTTCGCGCTCGAGCTGTGGACCGGCCTGTCGGGCCAGGCCTGCGCCGAGGGCGCTGAGGACGCCAGCGGCTACCTGCTGCTGCCGTTCATCACCGCCGGAACCATCGGCGACATCGAGGTCAACGGTGAGGACGCCATCTCGTTCTCCATGACCGGCGCCGTCACCAAGTCCGGCAACGCCTGGGGCACCGGCCCCTACGACGTGGTCAAGAAGGCCAAGGCCGGCGGCGGCGGCTTCGACAACGCGAAGCTGCCCACCCCGCTCGACCCGCTCGACCACCTCCTCATGATCGACACGGCTCTCGCTCCTCCGCCGGACAGCGGCCAGCCCGTCACCGTCGCCTGAGGCACACCATCACCCTCAGAGGCACTGACAGCCCCGTAGAGCGCACAAACGCCCTGCGGGGCTGTCACCATACCGGCGTCACGTGAAAACGCCTCTATGTCTCTTAGGCGGCCCCTATGGGTATACTCTTCCGTGCGGGCACCGCCTATAGCCGGCGGCGTAGCCATCCCGCGCCACGTACGCGCTGTAGGAGAGGGCATGGAAGAGATCGAGAGAGGCTACGGGCCTGGGGACTGGCCGGTCTCCTACAGCGCGTGCGAGGACCTGAAGGAGTACCTGGACGAGGCCGGTAGGCCCGAGCAGCAGCACACCTTCGAGGCCATGGCGACTCAGCTCCTGTGGGAGTGGACCGGTCGCCGGTTCGGGACCGACATTGTCACGATCCGTCCCGAGCCTGCCGACTGCGTGCCGCCGCCTACCTACCAGTCCCAGGATTATCTGAGGAGCTTCCTCCCGTTCCGCCTGGGAGGCGTACTGCACGACGTCGTGTGCGGCGTGTGCGGGCCCCACTGCACGCACACCTCAGGGACCCCGGCCATCCGCCTGCCTGGGAACGTCCACCGAGTGCATCAGGTCACTATCAACGGCAAGGTGCTACCTCTGGGTGCGTACCGGCTCATCAACCACTCCGTGCTCCAGCTCACTGGACGCACCTCACCGGCCGGCCCCGATGTTCCGCTTGTATTCCCCTCGGTACAAGACCTCTCTCGGCCGACGACCGAGGAGAACACGTGGGAGATCCGCTACTCGCAGGGCGTTCCTGTCCCAGAGGGCGGACAGGTAGCCGCCGGCGTGCTCGCGCTTGAGCTGGCCAAGGCCGCCTGCATGGACCGAGACTGCGCTCTCCCAGCTCGCCTTCAGTCGGTCACCAGGCAGGGCGTCACCGTCCAGGTGCAGGACGACTTCGACGAGATGCAGGAGGGCCGTACCGGCATCTGGCTGGTCGACTCCTGGGTCGCCTCGATCCGTAAGCCGCGTCAGGCCGCTAGGGCCTACAGCCCCGACGACTACGTGCGCCGCCAGCCCTCAAGCCTGCGTGGCGGGGTGATCTGGTGAGCCCGGCGCCCCGCCTCCCCCGTCGCAACCGCGCCCAGAGCGAGGATTACGCGGACCTGTCGGGCCACGCTGCCTCCCCGACGCCGTCGGTCGTTCACTCCACCGCGCTCGCCCTGCTCAAGGGCGGTGCTCAGGCCCTATCGAACGCTGTATCGCAGGCGTACGTCGCCCCGGGGGCCGAGGTGGCGTGGGACGAGTGCTGCGCGGGGCACCTCTACGTCCGCACCGTCTCAGTCTCCCCGGTCTTCGGACCCCGCGCCGCCGACGGCGAAGCGTGCTCGGTGCGCTACTGGGCGGCTACCTACGCCCTCGGCACGCTGCGCTGTGTCGAGGTCGTGGACGACCGCGGCCGAGGGCCTCGCCCCTTCGACCTGACCGCCGACGCGGCGGTGCTACACCAGGACATGGCTGACCTGGGCAGGTTCCTGACGTCGTCCACGAACGCGGACGCCATGGACTGGTCCGCGTCCGGCCCCGACGGCGGTTGCGTGGCTGGCGAGTGGACCTTCACCGTCCGGCTCAACTGCCCGTAACTCCGGGTAAGGTGTGAGATGGTTCACGTCAACGTCCGGTTCAAGGGCCCCATCCGTGAGGACAAGGTGGCCCAAATCACTAAGCAGGCGGCTCTGAAGGCGTCCAGACGCACCCAGGGCCGGATCCAGCGCAACATCCGCGCCAAGGGTCGGGTCAACTCGGGCCGTATGGTGAACTCCGTCACCATTGAGAGAGTCGCCGGCAAGCACCCGCTGAACCCGACCTTCGAGATCGGGGCGCGTACGCCGTACGCCGCCTATCAGGAGAAGGGCACGCGGGCGCACGGTCCGGTCAGGGCTCAGCGCATGGTCTTCACCCCGAAGGGGTCCTCGCAGGCCGTCTTTGCCAAGTGGGTCAAGGGCATCACGGGCGCCCACTTCGTGCGGGACGCGCTCCGTCTTATCAAGCCCCCTGACTTCCATTAGAATCGCCTCATGGCTACTATCACGATCCCCGGCAAGACCCGGAAGTCCATCACCGTTGACCTGGTCGGTACCGAGTACAAGGTCCGCCCCCCGAAGGCGTCCGTCGCCATCTTCCTGTCCCAGGCTCTCAAGGACGCCGACGAGGACTCTGAGAAGATCCTCGACGGCCTGGCCAAGTGGTGCCACGTCCTCTTCGGCAAGGAGACCGGCGCCGAGGTCGTCAAGCGGCTGAAGAACTCCGCCGACGACCTCGACATCCCCGACCTGACCGACCTCATCTCCGCTGTCATGGAGGAGGCTGGGGAGAACCCTCCTACGTGATCCGGCGCCTCCTGGCCTCGGCGTACGCGGAGTGGGACTACATCGACGGGTTCTGCCTCGGGCACGGGATCGACCTGGAGACCATGCCCCTGAGCCGGTTCTGCCACGTCATGTGGTGGATCCTCACCCGCAACGCCGAGGACGAGAGCGCTACCGAGAAGCTGAAGAGGGACCTGTGGATGCCTCCCAAGGGTGTAGTGGTCACCGATCCTCGAAGCCCCTGGTACTCCGGCAACGAGGCCTCAGGCTTCGGATCCCTTAAGTCGGCCCTCGGAATGTGACAGCACCTATAGGACACGCCTATGCGGGCGGTATCATGGCCACAGACAGGAGTAGGGCCGCGATGCCGCCCGCTCGACGTACGAGCGGGGAGGGTAGCCCGTGGCAGACAAGATCGGCGAGGTCGTCGTAGAGGTAGGCGCTGACGCGCGCGACTTCCAGGGGGACGCTGAGCGGGGCATCGAGAAGAGCCTCAAGAAGATCGGCAAGAGGATCGAGCGCGCCGCCGAGAAGTGGGCGCACGAGATGCGCGACTCCGTTAAGGACGCGCTCGACGGCCTCGTGCTCCAGGTCAACGCCAAGCTGGACCCGAAGGACCTGCGCCGCATTGAGGCGGCGATCGCCAGCACGAAGGCATCCCCCAAGCTCGGCATCTCCCCCGAGGAGCTTGAGAAGATCAAGCGCAAGCTTCGGGAGGCTGAGGGCAAGCCTCCGGTCAAGCCGGTCCTGGACGACAACGCCGTGGCGAGGATCGGGCGTGAGCTGGACGAGATGAAGGCTGCCGTCAAGGCCCGTGTTGACCTTGACGAGGTATCCCGCAAGCACGCGCTGGAGGAGATCCGCAAGACTGAGGCCGACATCGATGCCAAGGTCAAGCTCGATGGGGACGACGTTGCCGAGATCAAGGAGCGTATCGCCAACATCAAGTCAGGCATCAAGGTCGATGCGTCCCTGGAGAAGGCCACCCAGCGCAAGCTAAAGGAGCAGATCGCCAACCTCGACGCGAAGCTCAAGGCTGAGGCCGACCTCGACCCGGCCTCCCGCGCCAAGATCAAGGAGCAGCTGAACAAGCTGGGCGGCGACATCGAGGCCAGCGCCCACCTGTCGGAGGCGTCCAAGCGCAAGCTGAAGCGCGAGCTGGACAAGCTGGACGGGAAGGCGACGGTCAACGCCGACCTGGACGACGGCAAGGCCCGCTTCGATCTGAAGCGGCTGACCTCAAAGCCGTACTTCGTGGACATTCACGTGCGCCTGGCTCAGGCTTCGGTGGCGAAGGCCGCCGCCCAGCTCAAGGCCCTGGCCGGTGGAAACATCTTCAGCAACCTGAAGAACAGCCTAGACAATGTGTTCACCAACCTGGACACCTTCGCCGTCAAGGCCGCCGCCGCGGGGACCGCGATCCTGGGCCTAACCTCCATCGCCGGGGCGGGGCTGGGCACGATCGCGCAGCTCGGCCTGGGGATCGCGCACACCCTGCCGGCCCTGCTCGCCATGCCTGGGGTTCTGGGAGCGGCTGCTGCCGGCATCGGCATCTTCGCGGCGGCTATGAAGGACGCCTCAACCGTCCTGGCCGACCTTGGTCCCCGGTTCTCTGCCCTCCAGAAGGACATCTCCGCCGCGTACTGGGGCGAGGCGGCTGACGCGATCCGCGGGTTCGCCAACAACGCCCTAGACGCGCTAGGCCCTTCCATCTCCAACGTCGCCACCCAGCTGGGCCGGATGTCAGTGGCGGTAGCCAGCGCCGCCCAGGACCACATCCCTGGCTTCCAGGCCTCCCTGAACTACCTGTCCCAGGCCCTCGACATCGGCGGGGACGGCGCCGGAGCGTTCACCGACGCCCTGCTGACCTTGGGCGAGACTGGGGCGAAGTACCTCCCCTCGATCGCCTCATGGGCGAACGACGTCGCCTACAGCTTCCAGAACTGGGTGCAGGCCAAGACCGCCTCCGGCGAGATGGACGCGGCTATCCAGGCCGCCGCCAAGACCTTCGGGACCCTGAAGGACATCGTCTTCGACCTGGGAGGCATCCTGGGCGGGGTCTTCAAGGCCATGGCCGCCGGGTCGGCGCCTATCGACTCCATCGCCGCCGCCCTGGACCGTGCCAACCAGGCCGTGAACGGGCCGCTGTGGCAGGGGACCCTGACCTCCATCTTCAGCGCGATGGGGGAGGCCGCGTCTCACGCCTTCGCCGGAGTCGGATCGCTGGGCCAGGCCTTCGTGTCCCTGGGCCCGACCATCTCCACGATCCTGCCTCTGGTCGGGCAGATCATCGAGACTGGGCTCAAGGGCATTTCCCTGGCCCTCCAGGACCCGGCCTTCCAGGGCGGCCTGGTGGCATTCTTCCAGGGCGTTCTGACGGCCGTCCAGGCGCTAGCTCCGGCCATGCCTGCCCTCGGGCAGGCCTTCGGCGCCATCGCCACCGTCATGGGGCAGCTGCTCGCCGCTGTGGCCCCGCTCGTGGCTCAGCTGGTCGAGGGGCTGGCCCCGGTCTTCCAGCAGCTCGTCCCGATCCTGACGCCCATCATCGAGCAGCTGGGAGCCGCCCTCCTCCCGATCATCCAGGCCCTCCTACCGGTCATCCAGGAGCTAATCGTCCAGCTTGGGCCGATCGTCGCCGAGCTGCTTCCGCAGATCCTCCCCCACATCGTGACGATCGTGCAGGTCCTCTCTGCCGCCCTGATTCCCGCTATCCAGGCGGTCGGGGCGACCATGCAGGTAGCGATCCCGATCGTCGTAGGGGCCTGGCAGCTGATCTCCGGCGCCGTCACGACTGCGGTCAACCTCATCCGCGGAGTCGTGAACACGGTGATGGGTCTCCTCTCGGGAGACTGGTCGAGGGCCTGGAACGGTATTAGCCAGGTCGGTCAGGCCGTATGGAGCATCATCAGGACGTCGTTCCTCTCGTTCATGAACCTTCTGAAGACCTCCGCGCAGATCTCCATGAACTTCATGTCCTCCATCATCAGCGGGGCCTGGAACTTCATCTCCTCCATCTTCAACTCCGGGATCTCCACCGCCAGGAGCATCATCAGCGCGGGCTGGAACTTCATCACCAGCCACACCTCCTCGGCCTGGAACAGCATCAAGAGCCTCGTCTCCTCCGCCATCGAAGGAGTGAAGAACTTCATCAGCTCGGGGTGGAACGCCGCCAAGAACTTCACATCGGATGCCTGGAACGCCATGCGCTCCGCAGTGTCGGCGGGGGTCAGCGGGGTCATCAGCTTCGTCAACTCGCTGCCGGGCAGGATTCAGGGCATTTTCTCAGGTGCGGGGTCCTGGCTGATCTCGGCCGGTCGCGACATCATCAACGGGCTCATTGACGGCATCCAGTCAATGTTCTCCTCAGTGCAGTCAAGCCTGTCGTCCCTGACGAGCCTGCTGCCGTCCTGGAAGGGCCCTGCCCCCGTAGACAAGGTCCTGCTCACCCCGGCCGGCGAGATGATCATGCAGGGCCTCATCAAGGGCCTGGAGAGCCAGTACGGGGCCGTCAAGAACTCCCTGAGGGACTTCACCGAGGACCTGACTAAGCCCGCGACCATCGGCCTGGATGCTCAGGTGACCCCGCTCGCGGCACGGGCCTCGACCGGCAGGCCGACGCCTTCCAACGACGCCTTCGGGGCCTCCTCGTCCGATAAGCGGAGCCAATCGGGCGCTACAATCAACATCACCAACAACTATCCGCAGGCCAAGCCGGATTCACAGACTCGCGACGAGGTCGCCGAGGGGCTGCGTCTGGCCGCCATCATCTGAGGAAGGTCACCCACCCACTCATGGCCATCTACTCACTGGACGGCACCGATCTGGACGATGAGAGCCAGCGCTGGGTGCTAGCCGAGGGGACGACTCTATCGACCCGCGGGGAGCCCTGGACCACCTCTGTGAGCGTCCCCGGCCGGTTCGGGGTCCTGCCGACCGCTGCCGCCGTCCTGAAGCCGGCCACCGTCGCTCTGAAGTTCACCGTGTTCTCCTGGAACGACGGCCGCAACGGAAACCGCTGCAAGGAGGGCCTGGAGGTCCTGGAGCGCAACTATCAGGACCTATCGCGGCGCCTGTACGCCTTCGGGCGCCTCCAGACTCTCCGGTACACGCCCAAAGGGGCTCCGGTCCGGGAGGCTCAGGTCCGCCTCAAGTCCTCGATGGACCCGAGCTTCAACCCGCACTCGGAGACGATCTCGTTCACAGTCACCTACGAGATCGTATCCGGCCTGTGGCGCGGCACGGAGGACATCGTCGCCCCGCTGAACGACCTGTCGAAGTTCAACGGCTGCGTGATGCCTATCCCGGACGGGAGGCTCCTCCTGGAGCCGACGGCCGGCACCTGCACCGTCAAGGACAACGTCTCCGGCTCCTCGTTCACCTTCACGGGCCCCCTCAACAGCGGGGAGAAGCTGCTGGTCGACATCGCCGGCTACCGAGCCTGGAAGAACCCTGGCGACGGTTGGGACGTCCAGCCTGGAGCCCGCTCGGCCGACGGCGAGATCTCTATGAGCCCCGGAGGGTTCCGGCCCACGCCCGATGCTGACGGCCATATCTCCATGATGCTGACCGGAACATACGGGAGCTTCCGAGGAAGGACGGCTTACTGATGCCGCGCAACCTCACGTTTCCGAAGGGCCTGGCCATGCGCTACGTCGCCTACGAGCAGGCCGGGGCTCGGTTGGGCGTCCTCCCCGACGCCCTTGCCGGGACATTCACCTGCCCCCGGCAGGCCACGCCGTCGCTCACCCTTTCCTACCCGAACGGCGGCCTAGGCGTGCGCGGTGAGCTTCTTGACGAGGCCGTGGAGATCGCCGTCGAGCTCAGTTACGACGGCCAGACCTGGCACGAGCCCTACAACGGCCGCTTCATCAACCTGTCCTCCGAGTGGAACCTCGTGGACGACGGAACGGAGCACCGCAAGGCGGACCTGATCCACATCGGGCACCGCCTGGAGGGCGCTCTCGTATGGAACGTGCCCCCGGCCGCCAAGGACAAGGACGGTAAGTACAAGTTCAACTCACGCAACGCCGGCGAGATCCTGCACACCCTGTGGGACGCGGCCGTAACGCGGGGGTGGGGCGCCGGGTTGTCCCTGGACGCCTCCCTCTCGACCGACTCGGCCGGGCAGCCCTGGGCTACCAAGACCACTCTGGCCTTCGACCCCACCGTGTCCCTCAAGTCCGTCCTCGACACGCTCATGAACATGGGCATGATCGACTACCGGTGGCGAGGCCGCACGCTCCAGGTCTACAACGCCGACTCGGCCTTGAAGCGCGAGAACACCTCCGTCGTGTGGCGCCTGGGCGCCGGCACGACGTCGGCCCCCGAGAAGCTGGACTGGTCCCAGCTGTGCACCCACGTCCTCGTGAAGGGGGACGGCGGGCGTACGTGGACCTTCCCCAACCCGGAGGCTCCGCCAAACCTTCCCCGTACGGAGAAGGTGGTCAGCGCCGGCGGCGTCGAGCTGGAGTCCACGGCCCGCCGCGTGGCGGACCTCACCCTCAAGACCGGGGCCACTCCCGCCGCCGAGGTGAAGCGAGAGTGGGAGGCGGACGACCTCCAGTGGCTCCCCTTCGAGGACTACTCCCTCGGTGACTGGGTCAGGGTGGAGCGGGGCTCCGGTCTTGAGCGCATGCGCGTCACCCAGATCTCCATATCGGTTACCGAGAACGGGCGCTGCCAGGGCCACACGACCTTCGGAACCATGCTCGACGACGTCCTGTCGCGCCTGGCCAAGCGCCAGAAAGGCGTGCTCGGGGCCGCCACCTCCGACGGCCAGAACCCCCGACCCGAGGCGACTCCTAGCAAGCACTGGCCCCTCCCTCCTCAGGGTCTGGTCATCTCCTCGACGGCTGTCATCGGGCCGCTGGGCTACGCGCAGGCAGTGGCGTCACTGGAGTGGCAGGCGGTCACCACGGACACCTTGGGCGTGGCCGTGGACGTGATCGGCTACGAGATCTCGGTCCGTGAAATCCCCCACCCTACGGGACGGTTGCTCACGTCCAACGACACCTCCGGTGAGGTTGAGGGGCTGTCCCCCGGCGGTCGGTACGCCTTCAAGGTCCGGGCCGTTACGCGCGACGCCGTCGGCTCCTGGGGCCCAGAAACCATCGCGACCATGGCTACGGACACGTCCGCACCGCCGGTCCCCTCAAAGCCCCAGCTCTCCCAGACTCTCGGAGTCCTACAGGTGTTCTGGGACCTTCTGAGCGTTGACGGCGGGGGCATGCCGGGGGACTTTGCAGGCGCCGAGGTCAGCGTGCAGCTTCCTGGGACTCCTCCGGCAGTGGTGGCCTCAATGCCGTCCCCGATGCAGCGCATCTCCCTGGCCGGGTACGAGATCCGGGAGTACGAGGTGCGCCTTCGTACCTACGACCGCGCGGGGAACAGGTCGGCCTGGAGCGCTCCAAGCAACATCACCCTCAAGCAGAACATTGATGCCGACGCCATCGCCCGCGAGGTCGAGAGGAAGCTGGCAGGCAGCGATGCGATGCAGCAGGCTGCCCGTGAGGGCACCCTCAAGGAGATGAAGCATCTCACCGAGGCCATGACCCAGGTGGCCACCAACCTGGTCACCTCAGGCCCCATCCCCCCAGATAGTGGGACAATAGGTTCCAGCATGTGGATCTCACCCGACGGACGAGTCTTCGTCCTCAGAGCAGAAGGAGACAGGTAATGAAGGAGTACGTCGCCACCAAGCAGTGGCGCGACGGGTTCGGGGCAAGCGAGACCCGTATCACCGCCGCCGACCTCATCAGAATCGAGGACGGCATCTCCTCCGCCACTCGCGGAGTCACCTCCCTAGAGACCGTCGTCCAGGGGCAGCCTGCCAAGGTCCTGGAGGAGGTCAAGAAGATCGCTCAGGCTATTCGGACCGAGATGGCCAAGGCGATCCCTGTCGGGACCATTGCGATGTTCGGAGCAGACAGAGACCCGGAGGGATGGCTTCGCTGCGACGGGCGGGTCTTGCAGAGGAGCGCCTACCCCGCACTGTTCGCTGCCATCGGAACCACCTACGGCTCCACCAATTCCGGGGACTTCCGCATCCCGGACATCCGGGAGCGGTCCGTGGTGGGTACTGGCACGAAGTACAGCCCCGGCGACAAGGGCGGAAACACGCTCCTCACGCTGAGCATCGCTCAGATTCCGGCCCACACCCACGAGATCGGCGAGTCCTCGGACCAGTCCAAGAGGTTCCAGGCCCGTACGTCCAACCAGGACATCGGTATCGGCACTTCCGGCTACACCTATCTGACCTCTACGGGCACCTCCTCCAACGAGAGGTCCCCGATCGCGGCGTCCACCGGAGGGTCGCAGCCCATCGACCTTCGTGACCCGTACTTCGGCCTCCCCTACATCATCAAGGCCTCCTGATGCCTGGGCCGATCAATCCAGCCTCCGCGCCTGAAGGTGCTCGCGGTGGCCAGTACGTAACCGTTCCCGCCTTCGCCTCGCCAGGCCAGTCTCTCCCCAACAACTCCCGCACCGCCGAGGGGTCGACCGTCGTCTACTCCCCTAAGGGCTGGCGCTGGGAGGAGGCCGGAGACGAGTACTCCAAGTCGGTCTCCAAGCTGACGGCCGCGACCATGGAGTCGGCCGTCCGGCGAATCCGCACCTCATTGGGCACGGTGCTCTACATCAGGGGCACCTCGGACACGGAGCCCCCCTTCCGGGGGGAGGCCATTGGCGACACGGTCCGGGTCCAGGACGCGCAGACCCTCGACATCGTCGCGGAGTGGAGGTGGAACGGATCCTCCTGGGAGCGGATGCGTGTCACCAGCGAGCAGATCAGCAACCTCGACGTGGGAAAGCTGACCGTAGGGGCGGCCAACATCGCCGAGCTCACCGCGAGAAAGATCGCGGCCGACGTCGGCCGCTTCCTGGAGATCACCACCGATCAGCTCACTGTGACCGGCAACGCGTCCTTCGTGAACGCTACGGCCCACCACGTGTGGACGAAGATCATCACAGCCGGGCAGGGGGAGTTCGAGAAGATCAAGGCCGGGATGCTGGAGGCCAACTCCGTCAGCGCCTCCAACATCCAGGCCGGAGCTATTGACGGGCAGGTCATCACCGGAGTGACGATCCAGACCGAGCGGGCCAACAACCGCGGCCTCAAGCTCTCCTCTGACGGGATGCGGGTCTACGACTCGCGGGGCGCGTCGGTCCTGGACGTCAATGCACACACCGGAGCGATCAGCATCAGTGGACACCTCAGCCGACGGGACTCGTGGTCAATGGTGTGGTTCAACGACGTCATCTCTACCCGCACTGGACGAGACGTCGGCACCGACGGTTCAAAGTGGGGGTGCGGCCTGGCCTTCAACTCCCTGGAGGACAACTGGGGAGACGGGGTGATTGCCCTGCTCAAGGACCGGTCCGGGGACCCCTCGATCCGCATGCAGGCCCCCTACGCCGGTCTGGGGGACGCGGTCCCCTACATCTCCGTAGGTACCTCGTACGTGACCCTATACACCCCGTCGGGAGATACACTCTTCGAGTTCAAGTCCGGCGGAGTACGCCTCAAAGCTCAGGATATCTACTGGTGGGCCAACGGGGGAGGATTCTCGTACGGAACCAACAGCGACAACAATCCTAGGCTGTACGTGGGCCCGAACATGGTCCACATCCGCCCGATGGGGGAGTCTCTTCCCAGATTCTACGCTAATCGGAGCTCGACCACGATGCAGTTCGGCGAACGGCATCAGGTGTGGATCTCGAGCAGCGGGGTTCACATCACCGGTACCAAGAACTTCTTCATGCGAGTGCCCGAATTGACTGCTCAGCGCGGCGGGATGTGGCTGAAGCACGCCTGCACCGAATCTCCATACGACGGAATCGAGTACTGGGAGAACATCGAACTCGACTCCGAGGGCCGCGCCCGCTGGACCTTGCCGGACTATGTTCCTCGGATTGCGTCCGCTAAGGCTCCGTGGGTCGTCTTCACCAGCGACGGCGCCCGTGCGACGCTGGACCGCTCCAACCCTGAGGAGTGGCACGTGGACGTTACTGGCGCCCCCGGCACGACTGTGGCCGTGCTGGTCAAGGGTGCTCGTAGTATTGACCAGGAGGTCTCCGAGCGCGGGGAGCCTATCATGCGGGATTATGCCCGAGAGTCTCCGTGGCACCTCCCGCCACCGTCCCCCGGAGAAGGCAGTGACCCGGCCGGAGGTGGGGGCCTACCCGACGACATGTCCGTGGGAGGCGGCCTGTACGGGCCAGCTACCAAACCGGACAGCTACGGTAAGAGTGGCCTATGATTGACAGGGCGGCGCGGATCCCGCGCCGCCCTGTCCTACCCAGCCTATACGCCTCAAGGAGGACCCATGGAACCCCAAGCACCTCAGGTCGACGCCGTCGCGATCATCGACGCTCTGACCGCCGAGATCGCCGCGCTGACCCGCCGCGCTGTCATCGCTGAGCAGCGCGTCCGTGACCTGGAGCAGCAGCAGCAGCAGCTCCAGGGCTCAACCGGTACGAAGGAGAGCAAGTGACAGTACAGTCAGTGGCCGCGACCATCGCGCGCCGCATCTGCGAGCAGGAGAACGTCGGGTACAGCCAGCCCGAGCGGCGGTCCTGGTACGCGAACGCCGACTGGGCCGGCCGCGTGTCCAGCCCACAGAACGCCGACTGCTCCAGCCTCGTGTGCGGGGCGATCTGCTACGGCCTCCACGACACCTACGGGGTGCCGTGGGGCCATCAGGCGCTACTGGAGATCAACGACCACTGGACCGGTAACATGCGCGGCGGCATGGAGCTGCGAGGATTCAGCGAGGTCCCGTGGAACGACTCCGACCTCGCCCCGGCCGGCGGCTTCCGCGTGGGTGACGTGATCCTCTCTGCCGCGAACGAGGGCGGCGTGGGGCACGTCTGCATCGCAGTCGAGGACGGCGGCGACCCTCTCGTCTCGGAGGCGTGGATCGCTGAGGACGGGTCCATCGACGGCTACGCCGGCGACACCACGGGCCAGGAGACCCGCACCGTGCGCTACTCCTCGCACCCGCACACCCGGGCCGGCCGGTGGACCTCGTGCCACCGGTTCAGTGACCAGAAGTTCCTGTCGCAGTGGCCGTCATTCGCCCCGAAGCAGGGCGGGCAGATCAAGCCTGCCGCCGCCCCCGCAGCACGGCCAGCGCCATCGCCGTCGGCACCTCAGCACGCTCACGGGATCGACATCTCCAGTCACCAGGCCGGCCTGAACGTCGGGGCGATCTGGGCCGACTTCGTGATCGTCAAGGCGACCGAGGACGAAGCCGACGTTAACCCGTACAGGGTCTACCAGGCCAACGCGACTCTCAGCGCGTCCAAGCGTCTGGGCTTCTACCACTTCGCCCGTCCGGGCGATGCCGCTGCCCAGGCCCGCTACTTCGTGTCCGCCGTCGGCGCTCTCCGCAGCCGGGCCACGCTCTGGCTCGACTGGGAGGCGAATGCGGTCGCGCAGGGTCCCGGCTGGGCCAAGACCTTCCTGGACACCGTTAAGTCCCTGACCGGGGCCACGCCCGGCATCTACATGAACGGCTCCGCAGTCAACGGCTACGACTGGAGCGCGGTCGCCTCCCAGTACCCGCTCTGGTACGCCGGCGGACCGAACTACTCGGACTACGGGTCCTCCTACTCGGACCCCGCCGTGCCGAACGTCTCCTACTGGGGGCAGCCGCTCATCCACCAGTACACCGAGGACGGACGACTGCCGGGCTACTCGGGCACCCTCGACCTGAACCGCTGCCGCGACCGTGCCGCCCTGGACCGGATGATCGGCGGCGGGGCGCCCGCAGCCTCCCCCGCCTCGGCTTCCTCCGGAGAGGCTCAGCTCGTCGTGGACGGCGACTACGGAGCCGCCACGATCGGCCGTCTCAAGGCCGTCATGGGCGCCGTCGGGTACGCGGAGGTCTACGCCGTCGCGAACCTGCGCCGCTTCCTGAACAAGGCCGTCCCGCCGGCGACGACCCGCCAGCTGACCGGCATGGACCGCCTGCCTGAAGACCGCGGCTGGGACGCTCCCATGGTGAAGGTCTTCCAGTACCTCGTGCTCGCCTGGAACAAGCCTGGCGTGCCCGCGGGCTGGGACTTCGGGGACTGGGTCGACGGCGACTTCGGCGAGGCCACGGTCAAGGCGCTCCAGATGGCGCTGAACGCCTCCAAGACCAACAGCTTCCGGCTGTGGTGAGATCGTGACATCGTCGTAACCTATAGGTACCTCACGGACTCATAGGGATACACTAAGGGCGGGGACTCAGGAGGGTCCCCGCCCTTACCTATGGAAGGAGAACATGTGAAGTACGCATCCGCGACGTTCTGGGAGGGTCTGGCCGAGCGAGGCATCTCCACCTTCGCGCAGTCCCTCGTCGGCGCCTTCGCCGTCGGGTCCTCGCTCTTCGATCTGGACTGGAAGGGCGCCCTCGGCATCGCCGGTGCCGCGGCCCTGGCCTCGGTCCTGAAGTCGTTCTCCCTGCCCGAGGAGACCGACCGCGCCGTCCCGACCGCCGAGACCGCTACGGCTGACCTCTACACCCCCCGCCACGTCTCCGGACTGGCCGGCTGAGGTAGCCCCATGATCCCAGTGGAGCAGTCCTCGTCGCCGATCCTCACCGTGCTCGCCTCGCCTGAGGTCATCACGGCGGGGACTGCTTTGCTGGCGGCCCTCATCACCTGGCTCAGGATGACGATCAAGAGGCAGCAGTCACGGTTGGAGGAGAAGATGGCGAGGATGAACGCCCATGTTGTGAGGGCTGCCGATGCGGCGGAGTCGGCCTCCGAGGGCGTACACAACAACCACGACTCGAACCTTAGAGACGACCTGGACTCCAAGTTCGGTCAGGTCCTGGACAGCCTGACCCGGCTGGTCGTCTCCGTGGACGACCTTCGAGAGTCTGACCGGCAGTTCGAGGCCCGCATGTCCCGCATGGAGACTCAGATCGAGGGCGTCCGCAATGACGCACGGACTGATAGGTCCCACCTGTACACAGAGGTCCAGTCATTGCACGATCGGATTGATAGGGTTAAGGGTGATGCCAATCCGTTACGTCAGGAGCCCCAATGACCTCCGCCACCGCCACGATCACCGGCCGCGTCGTAGGGCCTGATGGCCTGGGGCGTATGGGCCGAATCACCTTCACCCCGGCCAGCCTCGGGGCTCCTCTACCGGCCCGGGACATCGTCGCCGGGCGGGCTTCCTTCCGCATCGACCCTGACGGGTATCTGGTAGGTCAGACAGGTCGGACGGCGTCCGTCGCCTCTGGAAACTATGAGATAGATCTCAATATCCCGGGGGACCTGGGCGCCCACATCCGTACGATCCGGACTCTGGCCGACGGCGAGACCTTCAATATCGCCGACCTTCTCATGGCCGCTCCCGTACCTAACTTGCCCCAACCGCCTCAGCCTCCCAGCCCCGGACCCGCCCAGCCCCCGGCCCCGCCGGCGCCGGCTCCTACAGAGCACGGAGTCCGCGAGACGGTGTCACCGGGTATCCTTGAGGCTATCAATCGGTCTGAAATCATAGACCTTGGCAATGGAGTTCTCACCTGGAGGTAGAGGCAATGGCCGATCTCACTTGGTACAGCAGGGAGGGCGCAGACCAGCGCTTCCTGACGCGGAATGAGGCCTCCGGCCTGGCCTCCAAGGCGGAGAGCACTCAGGGCGACGCGGCCCTGAGTGCCAGGATTGACGCAGTCAAGGCGACAGCGGAGGCCGCGCTACCGGCCGCCACTGCGGAGGCCACCTACGCGACGAAGGAGGCCCTTGCCCAGGCCCAGCTCGTCGGGGGAGCGCAGGCTCCCGACCTGTCGGCCTACGCCACCAAGGTCGAGATGCAGTCGGCCGACGCGGCTCTGGGAGGCCGCATCGACTCCCTGACCTCGACCGTCTCAACCGTCTCGGGCAAGGCCGACGCCGCCGTGACCCGTGAGGCCCTGTCCGCCTACCCGACCTCGGCAGAAGTGTCCGATACCTACGCCACCAAGGTGGCCCTCGGCGACTACCTGCCCAGGACGGAGGCCGCCGGCACCTACGCCACCAAGAGCGACCTGGCCAACGCCCAGCTGGGCGGCAAGGGTGAGGCCCCTGACCTGTCGCACCTGGCCACGAAGGCCGAGATGACCTCCTCCGACGCCGCCCTCGGTCAGCGCATCGATCAGGTCAAGGCCACCGCCGACGCCGCGGCCCCTATGAGCGCCCTCGCCCCCTACCTCACCTCAGCCGACGCTCAGACCACCTACGCCACTAAGGCTGAGGTGGCCTCCTCCGCCCCGGACCTGAGCACCTACGCCACCAAGGAGTCGCTGAGCGGCTACCTGACCCAGGCGGCGGCCGCGGAGACCTACTCCACCAAGAAGGACCTCGACTCCTACAAGACCCAGGCCGCCTCGACCTTCGCTCCAGCCTCGCTCGCCGGCGAGGTTGCCTCGGTCAAGGAGACCGCTGAAGCCGCCCTGCCGAAGGACGTAGCCTCCACGACCTACGCAACCAAGGAGGAGCTGACTCAGGCCCAGCTGACCGGGGACGGGAAGATCCCGGACCTGTCTGGCTACGTCAAGTCGGCCCAGCTGGCGGACTACGCGACCAAGGCCGAGCTATCCGGCTACGCCAAGACGTCAGCCCTGGCCCCGATCTCCGCCAAGGCCGATGCTGCGCTGCCCAGGAGCGAGGCCGCGGACACCTACGCCGCCAAGGCCGACCTGACCGGCTACGCCACCGCTGAGTCGGTCGCCACTACCTACGCGACCAAGGAAGCCCTGACCTCGGCCACCGCGCCCATCGCCGACCTGTCGTCGAAGGTCTCGTCTCTGGAGACCTCCGTGCAGGGCAAGGCGGCCTCCTCCGCCCTCGTCGACCTCCTGCCGAAGGCCGAGGCATCGACCACCTACGCCACCAAGGATGAGGTGACCGCAGTCAGGGCGGCCATCCCGGAGGCTCAGGACCTCTCGGGCTACCTCACCACCGAGGCCGCGACCGCCACCTACGCGACCAAGGCTGACGTGGAGGGTGTCCGCTCCGCTATCCCCACTGCTCCAGACCCGTCCACGTACCTTACCACCGACGCCGCCTCCAAGGCCTATGCCACCAAGGCCGACTTGGCCCAGGCTCAGGCCGGCGGCAAGGTAGACCTCTCGGGCTACATGACAACCGCTGACGCTGACGGCAAGTACGCCACGAAGGAGGCCCTGAGCGCCACGGACGCCATGGCCGCTGAAGCCGCCTCCAAGGCCGCCGCCGCGGAGGCCAAGGCCGCCACGGCGGTCCAGCCGGATGCCCTGAGTGCCTACGCCACTACCGAGGCCCTGGCTAAGGTGAAGCAGGCTGCGGAGGCGGCTGCGGAGGCCGTTGCGCCGCCGTTCCGCTCCGGAGAGCGCTACTCGTCCCCGGTCACCTACTACTGGCCGGACTACTACAACGAGTCCAAGGGCACCTCGAAGTGGGCGAAGGCCCTCAAGGCGGCCGGCACGCTCGGTATCGTCATCCTGAACAAGGACAGCGGTAACTGGGACGAGAAGAACGAGGACTTCGGCAAGCAGGCCGCCCGGGCGCTCGCCGCCGGCGCCAGACGTGCGGTCTTCTACGTGAAGACCCAGTACGGTGTTGCTTCTCTCCCCTCCGACGACCCTGCCCGCAACGGGGTCCCGAACCCGGACAAGTACACCAAGGAGTACATCCTCGGGCAGATCGCGAAGTTCACTGAGCAGTACGGGGACGTCGCCCAGGGCGTGTTCCTGGATGAGACGATCAACGGCTGGGGAGCTCAGGCTGGCCGCGTCCAGTGGTACAAGGACCTGATCGCCGCGATCCGCGAGCAGTATGGCCAGAGCTTCTACATCGTGGTCAACGCTGGCTCGAACATGTCTCCGGAGATGTGCGCCCTGGACTTCGACACAGCGATGATGTTCGAGCAGGATGCCGGCAAGTTCCTCAATGAGGACGCCAGCGCCCCGGTCCTGCCTGACCACATGCGCTCCTACCCCTCGGAGAAGTGGTGGGCCGTTATCCACGGCGTCACCAAGGACAACTACCGTCAGGTCTTCGAGAAGCTTGACACTCTCCCCATCGGCCACGCCTACATCACTGATGGTGTCCTGGTGGAGGACCCGAACCGTGGAGGCCAGTGGGAGCCTGTCGGTAACCCGTACGCGAACCCGCCGTCGGAGCAGCTGATCAGACTCACGTCCTCCTGGATTCGTGGCACGCTCGGCCTGCACCTGGAGGTGGAGGACCTGAAGGCTCAGGTGGAGGCCCTGAAGAAGACTGCCGGTCAGGGTGGGGCCGCCACAGGAGCCAACGCCGGGAAGCTCCTGGTGCTCGGCCCGAACGACCCGCTCCCGGCCGACGTCACGGACGACACGGTCATCGTTCGCCGGGAGGCGTGAGCCATGCCTCTCATTGAGCCCTACAAGGACTACGGGCAGACGCCAGTAGAGGCCTTCGGCTTCCACTGGCTCACCCGCACCGACGCCTGGCACCCCGGGGGCCCTGCGGCGAACCAGCTGTGGAACCCGAGGGCCCTGCGCAAGCGAGAGGACGGGTCCCTGGAGATCAGCATCTCCGCCGTCGGAGGCGCTCCCCAGTCCGCGGAGATCGTGTCCGCCGAGTCGATGGGGTACGGCACCTACGAGGCGTCGTACGAGCTGCTGGCCCCTGCCCGCATGCGTGACCTGCACAAGAACATCGTGTGGGGAATCTTCCCCTTTGACTGGGAGGACACGTACCCCGGCTACCAGGAGATCGACATCGTCGAGGACTCCTACTGGTCGGGCTATACCGACATGGTCGGCAAGTACACGCTCTACCCTCAGGGCGAGGACTCCGGTAAGCACCTGAATGACCGCGTGTGGACGCAGTCAGGCAAGGGCGCTACCGTCCGCATGACCTGGACGCCCGGAAAGGTGTTATGGGAGACGTGGGAGTCACACCTTACGGAGGATCTGGCGCGCACGACGCCCATCGCGCAAGGAGGCTACTACTCGGGAGCCCTCACTGAGGGCATCCCGGTCCCCCGCAGCCAGCGCATGCACATTAACCTCTGGGCCTTCCGCGGCAAGGGCGGGTGGGAGTCGATTCCGGCAACCACCATGCACCTGAAGTCGTTCTCCTACACCCCGTGGGCGGGAGCCTTCGGGGTCCGTGTCGGACAGGGCGGGGCCGGCCGCCTCAGCGTCGTGCGGGGCGGGCGCGAGGTGGCCGCCGTGGCCGGGACGCGAGTAGCCCCGATCAACCCACGCGCCGCCATCGGCGCTCAGGACGGCGTCTTCGACGCATGGGTGGACCGCCCAGACGGGTCGATCCTCATGCGCGCCGTTGAGGACAACGGTGACGGATCTGTCACCATCAAGCACGCACACCCCGTTCCGGCCGTGGACGGGCTCTACTCCCGGGAGGTTCACCTGTAATGGCTGTCACCGCTGAGGTCCGTGTCTACAGCGCGGAGTACTGCGACAAGACGTTCGCGAGGAAGGGCGAGGCCGGCGGTGGGGCCGCTCCGGCTCCTGCCCCGTCCGGCCCCCGCATCATCGTCCTGGGTAAGAATGACCCAGTCCCTGAGGGCACCCCAGCAGGCACCGTCATCGTCCGTAAGGAGAAGTGATGCCTGACAGCGTGTTCCCTCCGGTCAGGTCTTGGGGGCTGTCTCGGGGCAGCCGAAGAGTGAACGGGGTATACGTCCCCACCAACTCGTCCGCCAGTCCCACGGACACCAGCGCCCAGCCTAGAGGTGCCGGGAAGTACACCATTGATCTCACGTACACGTCCGGCGTCAACGTCATGGCGATCAGCGTCGTCTGGTACGACGATGCGGGTAAGCGTCAGGCCGTTTCCAGGATGCCGACCCTCATCGACATCCCGGCAGGGAAGCAGGCGCCTCTCCGCATCGACGTCGAGCTCCCCCCGTCTCAGTGGGCCAAGTGGGTGCCTGTACTGGAGATCCCCGCCAAGGATGGGCATGACATCCTCATCCATGCCGCGAATATCTACCCGACCCAGCCGCCGGAGCCCGAGACGTCCGTGTTCACATGGCCAGGAAAGTGGTGGACGAACACCGGCAAGCAGTCTGGGACTGACCTCATGGTCCCTCCCGGTGGGATCTTCGTGCCGTGGGCTACTCAGGCGACGCCGGTCAAGTCGGGCAACTGGGAAGTGGTGTTCACCTACACCGCGGGTTCCCCGTCCAGGGTTTCTATCGCCCACAACAAGTTCAAGGAGGCGGACGAGACAACGCAGACTGGGCAGACCCGTATCGGCGACTTCGACCTGCCGGCGGGCTCGAATGTCGCGAAGGCGGTCCGGTTCACCATTCCGACCGCACCGGACCCTCTGTGGACTCCGCAGTTCCAGATGCCGGCCGGGTCTCCGGATGTGACGTTCCACAATATCGAGGTGCACGAGTACACGCCCGACCCTAACGCCGAACCCCCTGCCCAGCCCGGCGGAGGCGGCGTTGAGGTTCACGGGGAGGGCTCTGCCTCGGTTTGGGTTCATGAGGCCCCTCAGGACGTTCCGGCGCAGATGCGGGCCATGCCGTCCGGCTACCCCTCCATCGACGCCATGGTCTCCCAGAAAGGCTTCCTCGTGGCGCACCGAGGAGGCTCTGCCTCGTGGCCGGAGATGAGCATGCGCGCCTACACGAACTCCGTCGCCCACGGCGCCGGCGCCTTGGAGGTGTCAGCCGGGCGGACCAGCGACGGCGTGTGGGTGCTGGCCCACGACCAGAACCTCAAGCGCGTGGACCCCTCGGCGCCTGACACGCCGATCTCGCAGATGACGTGGTCTGAGGTGCAGAGGTACCGGACCGCCGGCGAGCGGATCCTCCGCATTGAGGAGTATCTGGAGGCGTACGGCTCCTCGCACGTCACTGTGCTGGACCCGAAGTACTCGGCCCAGCAGTGGGCCGACCTTGCCAGACTCCTCCCGGCCGACGCCAAGAGCCGGGTCATCTGGAAGAGCGCCGGGGACGCTACTTGGCTGGCCGCTCAGTGGAAGGCTGCCGGCTGGAGGTGCTGGGGGTACGCCTACGCCCAGCACGCCTCTGACGGCAGCCTGTCTAAGTGGGCCCCGTCGTGGGACTACCTCGGGTTCCCGTGGGACGCCCCGGCGCTGGCCTGGAAGGTGGCCACGTCCTTCGGCAAGCCGGTATGGGCTCACATCTGCCCGACGAAGGCGGCCTACGGCCAGGGCCTCCAGAACGGGGCAGTAGGATGCATGGTGTCCGGCGTGGCCGACGTCCTGGAGACGCCCCTCGTGTAGGAGAAGACCCCGGTCACTGGGCCGGGGTCTTCTTTCGCCCTCCTATGAGTACAGCTCCCAGGACGAGGCGTTGCCGTCCCTGGCCTCGAAGGTGAGGATGGCTGGCTTTGTGGAGTCTCCGCTGACGTTCGTCCACCAGTCAGATCCTCGGTCGGCGGACGGGCAGGAGATAATCCAGCGAGCGTCGCCGACCTGCCGCACGCCGAAGTTGTGCCAGTGCCCGTGAACCAGGATCCTGGCATCGTAGAGGCCACTACGGCGGCCGAACGCGAGGTCCCTGAACCACCCCGGCACCTTGGACTGCGAGCCAGCCAGATGGCCGTGTGTGAATCCGATGCGGGTGCCGTCGGCAGCGTCCACGGTGACGGCCTCCTCCCACTTCTCGGGGCGGAAGAACTGCACGTGCTCGAAGCCCTCGCGATCCTCGACGATGTCCTCGATGTTCTTCGAGACCATGATGCCGAAGTCGTCATCCGGGGCGTTGGCCCGGCTGTTCTTTCCCGGCCCGACCCTCACGGCGCAGTGGTTGGACGGTACGGCGACGTAGTACAGGGACTCGCACAGAGGGGCCAGGAGCCTGACGGCCTCGGCGTAGAGGCGCTGCACGGTGCGAATCTGGTCAGTCAGGCTCAGGTCATTGGTCTGAGCCTGGGCGGCGACGTTCCAGAACCCCTCGGTCGAGTCGCCTACGTCGGCGAGGATGATGCGCTTGTACTGGGCCGGCCCGTTGAGGTCGTCGGCGATGTCGTGAAGAGCCCTCCGCACGAGACGCACCGTATCCTCAGTGCCCCCGCCCTGCCCCGTTTTCCCACATTGCAGGTCCGCCAGGCAGACGACCGGCGTCGTCTTCCGGGAGTCCGCGAGGGCGCTGGGGCGGGGTAGTGCCGGCTCCCGGAAGACGGGCTCCAGGTCCTCGTAGGAGAGGCGCTTGGCCTCCTCCATCTCCAGGGTCCCGGGGCGGTACTCGATCTTCTCGTACGAGCCGTCGGCCAGGCGGACCGTCTTGCCCCGCTTCGTGATGGCGCCGACGGGGAGGTCGAAGAACTCGTCCCGGCTGAGCGTGTCCTGACTCTTACGCTTCAGGGCGCGGCGGCGGCGCCTGACGGTGGCCTCCGAGGTGTTGAACTCCTCGGCCAGATCGATGTTGGTCTTGCGCTCGCGCTCCGGCAGCGCGTCATTGGCGATGATCGCCTCTTCCAGCGGGCTCATGGGTCTCCAATCTAGGGATTTGCTGGGAGTACTGAGGTCAGTCTAGACCTGTCCCCACCCTTTTCCACAAATCGGAAGCCTAATTGATACCTGAGTGACCGCAATCACTGCTCTTCCGCGACTATCGGATTGCCTCCGTACCCGTTCCCGGTTACCTTGGATATGTCCGCCTAACTACTAAGGAGAACGTCATGACCTCCCTCTCTACCAATCACCTCGCCTTCCCTGGCAACTTCAGCCCCCTGACCGAGCGCCGCGTGTCGGGTCAGGCGTGGGCGAACGCCCTGCGCCCCTACTTCAAGTACGTGAATGTGGGGGAGGGGGGCGGGTCCCCAGTAGTCGTAGCCGAGAGCGGAAACGACCTCGTGCTGACCTTCTCCGAGTCCTCTGAGAGCCGCGGCCGGTGGCCTCTGTGGAATATGGAGGTCTACTCCCGCTGCACGGGCGTCGAGTACTCGTACAAGGTCGGCAACCTGCACGATGTGCTAGTCTCTCTCCTGCACGAGCTCTGACTCTCGGTCTCCCTTAGAGAGTCGGCTCACGCTCCGGCAAGGACGCCGCACAGAAAACCACCCCGGTTCGAGGTCGGGGTGGTTTTCTGTTACCCGGATCACCCTCCTAGAAGTTGTGAGCACTTCCCACAGCAACTCACAAAATGTAGGCTGTACCCATCACCGAGAGGCGCGAGACGCCTCAGATTGGAGCAGTCATGAGCATCATGGACCTGGAGAAGGTCGTGAACCGGGCCAGGAAGGCCGCCCGAGGCTCGCACACGCCCTGCGGACCGATCACCTGGGTCTGGGGCAAGGAGGACCTGAAGTCCCTCGTCAAGGCGATCCACGAGTCCTCCGAGATCGTCATGGACCTGGAGACCACCGGCCTGGACGAGTACGCCGAGGCCGGGGGCGACACCAACGGCGGCTACCCAGCCCGCATCGTCCTGGCCGCCCTCACCCTCCCCAGCGCCGATCGCGTCGAGGCCGGCGCCTACGACTGGCGCACCTTCGACGGCGAGCAGCCGATGACCTATCTCGTGCCACTCTCGCACCCGGCCAGCCCCCTGCTGGGCTCGTGGAGGAAGGTCATGGCGATCATCGGCCGCGAGATCAACCGTAGCGGCCGTCCGTTCGTCAACGCGAACATCAAGTTCGACGCCCGATGGGTCTTTGCCCAGACCGGAGTTGATCTGTCCGACCGGATCGAGTGGGACACGACCGTCTCGTCCCAGCTGGTCGACACCGAGGCCCGCACCCGCCTGAAGATCCGCGCGGCTCGCGACTTCGGGATCGAGGAGTGGGACGACTTCGACCTCGGGACTCCCGGCGCCGCCGAGCGCGTGGACCTGATTCAGCTCGGAGAGTACGCGGCCCGCGACACCTACTACACCTGGAAGATCGAGCAGGAGCATCGCGACCAGATGTTCCTGACCGGGGACGAGGAGCCATTCGACTCCGACGACATCCAGATGGCCCGCCTCGGCAAGGTCGCCACCTACGTCGCCATGCCGACCGTGAGGACCCTCACAAAGGTCGAGCAGCGCGGCTTCCTCCTCGATGTGGACTGGGTCCACGCCAAGATCGGGGAGATGGACGCCCTGCGCCTGAAGGCCTGCGAGGACATCCTCGGCCTGTACGGCACCGCCCCCGCCCCGGCGCCGGCTAAGGACGGCGTCACCACGGCCGCGACGTCGAAGTGGTTCCAGGGCTTCGTTGCCCAGGCCATCGAGGCCGGCGACCTTCGCGTGACGGCCCGCACGGACTCCGGCAACGCTCAGTGGAACAAGGCGGTGCTCATCGCTCAGCAGCGTCAGGGCAGCCCCGCCGCCGACGCGCTGCTGCGCCACCGCGATGCTACTAAGACCCTGGAGTTCCTCCGCTCGTGGCTGGAGCTGCGTGACCCTAACAACGTGATCCACGCCACTTACAACGTCGGATTCGTGAAGACGGGCCGCCTGAGTTCGAGCAACCCGAACGTTCAGCAGATTTCTTCGCGACTCAAGCCAGCATTCATCCCCCGCCCCGGCCACGTCCTGCTCGACCTCGACTACTCTCAGGTCGAGCTGCGCGTGGCGGCGTTCATCTCACGCTCTCAGCCGATGATCGAGGCATTCCAGCGGGGTGATGATCTTCACAGACTCCTCGCCGCGAAGATCGCCGGCAAGGCTCCTGATGATGTCACCTCCCTGGAGCGCAAGCGGGCGAAGGCCGGCAACTTCGGCCTGCTCTACGGCATGAGCCCCGGCGGCTTCCAGTCCTACGCCGCTACCGCCTATGACGTTTCTCTCACTTTGGCAGAGGCGCAGGCCGTCCACAGCGCGTTCTTCGGGATGTGGGACGGCATGCGGCAGTGGCACGAGCGCTCCAAGCGCCGGGCCTACGAGCGAGGCTACGTGACGTCCCCCATCGGCCGCACCCAGTGGCTGAGCGACCTGTACTCGAAGAGCTCGTTCAAGGCCTCTCACGCCGAGCGCAACGCCTTGAACAGCCCGGTACAGGGCTTCGGCTCGGACCTGATGCAGATGGCCGCCGCCTCGATCATGGGCACGCTACCGGGCTACCCGCTCCCCAAGGTCGAGGGCGCGCATGTCGTGGCGACCGTCCACGACGAGATCTGCATCGAGGTGCCGGAGGACCGCTGGCAGGAGATCCTCGTCGAGTGCAAGCGCCGAATGGAGGACGTCAATACGTTCCTGCGCCCGCTCGACTGCCAGATGGACGTCCCGATCGTGGCCGGCCCGTCGGCAGGCACCCGCTGGGGAGTCCACGACCTGCACGACGAGGACGACCCGCTCCCTCAGGTCTGAGACCTGCCCCACACACATGAGACTTACGTCTCAAAACCTCAAAACCGGGAATACGTTGGAAACACTGGGCAAAACCCTATTCCCGCATCGTCAGAGACCTACATCACACTACAAAACCCTCTAGGAGACACCATGCGCAGCGCACTTCGCACCTACCCGGCCCGCCCTGCCACCTTCCAGGGCCGCCCCGCCGTCCAGATCCGGGACCCGAAGAACGAGATCGAGTACTGGGTGGAGATCACCGAGGAGCCAGACTCCGCCGGCCGCTACCACGTCGTGAACCTCCTGTGCCGCCCTGACGAGGGCGTTCGCTTCCCCGACAGCGTTCCCCACCGGACCCTCTGCGAGATCGCCGCAAACGTGCTCCAGAGGCGCGAGGAGCCTGCCCGCGGAGGCAACCGCTACAAGGGTCCCGACGTCGAGGATCTGCGCGCCTGGATCGAGCAGGGCAAGACCCGCACCGACATCGCCAAGGACCTGGGCAAGAGCATCTACACCGTGGACTCCTGGCTCCGCCGAGCACGCCGTCTCGACCCCGCCTTCCCCGGCACGATCACGAAGACCGGCAAGCGCCGCCCTCCCCGCAACAAGGAGCGCAGCGCCGAGGCGAAGGCGCGAGCCCGCGAGCGGATGCTGAAGGGCATCTGAGACCCAGTCACGAAGGGCCTCTCCCAGCTCGGGAGAGGCCCTTTTGCGTGCCCTGAATCACATTCCAGGCCTTGCGGACAGTTATGAGACAGGCGTCCCACTATGTGAGACAGTGACGGCGGTCACGCCGTTTTAAGCCCGGTTGGAAGGGCAAATAATGCTTATGTCAAAGTGTATGACAAGTTACATGGTCATCCTTGACTCGGGCGTGTCGCCACCGCAACTTCCGCGTGTCGGGCCCCATTGCTGGGATTAATCCGTATGCCTGCATACTATTCCCAGATACGGGTGTGATGAATGTCTAATTTTAAAACCCCTATTCCGTGAACAAGGTCACCGTTTTGAGCTTGCATTTGGCGCCGGAAGCTGACAAACGCGCGCGCCCGCACGCGCACACACACTCCCCCCCCCCCCCCCCCCCCCCCCCCCCGGGGGGGGGGGGGGGGCCGGGGGGGGGGGCGGTGTGCATGTTTGGAATATATGTATATATGTGACCCGGGCCACTCCGTTGCCGATGCCGGTTCCGCACCCGTTGCCGGTTCCGACCCGAGCCCTCGGTCCGCTTCGCTCCCCTTCGGGCTCGGGTCTTGAACCCCGGTTCGAACCTCGGCCGTCGCAGGCGCCGGGGGACCTTCACCCGCCCGGTGTCCCCGCGAAGGGCGCTGCGGCGCTGAGGCGCCGGTCGCCCGCGGGTCCTCGGGCGTTCTCGGTCCCAGGCGGAGAGGCTTCCCTCGGGTCGCCGTGTTGAGGCTCGCTCCGCTGCGCTGCGCTCGGTCAACACGCCCGCCCCTCGGGCCTCTCTGCGACCTCAGTCTCCGACGTCGATCCGCCACGTCGCCGCACCTTCGTGCCGGGGAGACGCCCTCACACGCCGCTCAGAGGCCGTGTAAGCGATTCTGACGGACTTTTACCCCGCCCCCGCATCATGGGAAGGGTCCGCCCATGAAAGGCTCTCAGAATGGCTTAGAACGGCTCTGAGGAATTCCGCCGATGCCGGCGACCTGGGCTCGCACCCTCGTTCCGGACAGGGGCCACGCCGCCCCGCCGAGAAATGTGACGACACTCACCCGAGAAATGCCGCGCCCGATTTGCATCGTGCCATCGGAAGGTGTTCAATAGAGCCATCACCGCCAAGGGAGCGAAACTCTCCGGACCGGCCGCCGCCAACCCGACGGGGCAAACCCGCACCGCCCACGGGGACTCTCCCCAGCGACGACGATCGACACGAGCTGGGAGGCTCTGCAAGCACGTGAGGGCCTGAGCGGACGGCGCCGCCGCGGGAACAAGATCAGCCCGAGGGTCGCTACGACAAGCTGGAACTCACTACAAGGCCGAGCAGGGCCCGGACAACTGAACCAACCGCTCATGAATTGGGTGACGGAATGGACCTCCGTAGCCCCTCGAACACCTGGCTCGTAGTCGGGGAGGGGGGGGGACGGGCAGGAGTCTCTGAAGAGTCTCGAAAGAGTCCCGAAGTATGAGAGGACCCGGGTTGAGTGACCCGAAGACCTTCGGTACCCCCGCACGGATAGGTGACGGGCTGACGGAGCGCTTCGGCAATCGAAGCGGGGCCTAGGGGGTTGACAGTGTCCCGGTACGCGGGGAGGAAGCGGCTCGTAAGGGCTACCTCGCTGAAAGCACCCTCGAGAAGAGGCCCGCAAACGGAGCCCTTCGGGGACGGTACTACCACTGCCCGACCCGGAGGAGGACGCGACCCGGCAAGCCCTCGAGCGATGGGAACCGCCTCTACGAGGCCGTTCGGACTGTGGTAAGCCGGACGGAGGAGCAAGCGGGAAACTGAGACAACTGATTCGCCCAGACGTCTAGTCAACGTCTCATGAGCCTTCGTAATGAATGGACAGCCAGCCGCGGGACGCGGCAACGCTGCCGGCAAGCCGGCCGCCGAGCATTTGATGTTCCACCATCCTTCGGGTAGTGTATGCGGGGCATACACCCGACCAAGGAGACAGACATGCCCCGCCCCAGCAAGGACAATCTCGTTCCCTACGTGGACGACCGCCCAGATCTCGACCAGCGGTTCGCACCGCTGGATGCCCCCACATCGATCGACTTCGGCCGGAAGCCGGGCAACCCTTCCAGCCCTCGCAAGTCGGTGCACTTCACGATGAGAGAGGCTACCTGGGAGAGAGTCGTTCGCCGGGCAGAGCGCCAGGGCCTTCAGCCCAGGATCGTCCTAGCGCGCCTCATGGAGGCGTACGGGAACCGCGAGCTCGATCTCGCACCACACCCTTCGGGAATCAAGGTGACACCTCACAGGACCACCTTCTCCAATCCAGACAACCCCTCGAACCGGTGACCGGACGACTACCGGTCACCGGTTTCAGGGCATCTACCTACTCCACCCACCCCTAGCAATCTACCCAGGACCCATGAGCACAACTGAGAAGCACAACGCGGCCGTAGTCGAGGCGGCCCTCGACGCGTACCGCAGGGGCCTTACGCCCCTGCCCATCCCCCGCCACTCCAAGAGCCCGACGATGGCCGGCTGGACCCGCTTGCGCTGGCCTGACCCGACGACCGACACCGGTGAGGGCGAGGACGCCGTCCGCTCAGCCTTCGAGGAGTACACGGCCGGCGGCTCCACAAATCTCGGAGTCCTCCTCGGCGAGGCGTCCGGAGACCTCATCGACGTCGATCTCGACCACCCGGCCGCGATGCGGCTGAAGTCTTACCTGCTGCCCTACACGGAAGCCATCCACGGGCGCGAGACGTCCCGCAAGTCGCACTACTGGTACCGCGCCAAGCCGGGCACCCTCCCAGCGACCCGGCGCCTACGCATCCCTGACGCCTCGGGCCGCGGCTCCGGCGTGTCGGTCGAGATCCGGGGTAACGGAGCCCAGACCATCGTGCCGCCCTCGATCCACCCGGCCACGGCCGAGACCTACGAGTGGGAGGGCGAGCCCTGGGGCGGTGACGAAGGTCCCGCCCTCGTCGACGGCACTGAGCTGCTGGCCCAGGTCATCCTCCTCGGCCTGTGCGCCGTCCTGCTGGACTCCTGGCCCGGGCCGGGGCAGAGGCACGACGCCTACGTCGCCCTCGCCGGAGGCCTGCTTCGCTACGGGGACTCGCAGACCGTGCACCCGTTCTGGGAGCGCAACGCCGGCCTCGTCATCCGCACCCTCGCCCTGGCCACCCACGACGAGGACGGAGCCGATCAGCGCGAGCGCGAGGCGATCTACACCACCAAGCGCCGCCTCCGTGAGGGCGGGGAGGCCACCGGCTTCACCCGCCTGGCCGAGTACATCGGGGAGGAGAGCGTGCAGATCGTCGAGCGCCTGGTGCGCGACGCCGAGGCCGTGGCAGGGTTCGTGCCGGACGTGGCCGGAGACGTTCCGGGCTGGCAGCCGCCGTGGGCGCGTCAGTGGGACGGCCTGAAGATCGAGCTGGACGACTCGGCGCCGGCGCCGGCGTTCGTTGAGGCCGAGGACTCCACGGAGCCGCGGTCCCTCGGCGATCTCGGCCCGGCCGTTGGAGCCGAGTCTGGTGAGGGGGATCCGGAGTCAGACGAGATCCCCGTCGCGGAGATTGAGGAGGACGAGAACCGCGACCCCCTGGACGCCCGCCCATCGTCCTGGAGCCCCGTCGATCTGGAGCCCTACCTGACCGGTAAGCTCACTGTTCCGGACCCTGAGGTCTGCCGCCGCAACGACGGCGCCTGCCTGATGTACCGGGGCCGCGTGAACATGCTGTTCGGCTCCTCGGAGTCTGCCAAGTCATGGATCGCCATGGCGATCTGCCTCCAGGAGATCGAGGCTGGAGGCCGCGCCCTGTACCTCGACTTCGAGGACGAGCCGGTCCAGACCCTGAACCGCCTGCGCCTGCTCGGCGCCGTGGACGACGACCTTAGGGCCCAGTTCTCCTACATCCGCCCGGAGGGCCCTCTGGCCGACATGCAGCGCAACAAGTGGGGCAAGGACCAGCCGACCAAGTCCGGAGAGTTCGCTCAGGACCAATTCGACATGGCTCTTCAGGCCCTCGACCCGGACATCATCGTGGCCGACGGTATGACCGCGCTCTACGGCCTCCACGGCCTGGACGCTAACGACGCCGTCTCCACGGACGTCATCACGTCGTGGCTGAAGCGGCTCACGCGCAACGGCCGATCGACCGTCATCATCATCGACCACCAGGCCAAGAGCGCTGAGAAGGGCTCTATGCCTATAGGCTCGCAGCACAAGGTCGCCATGGTGCAGGGAACCCTGCTTCAGGTGTGGCCGATCAAGCAGCCCATGCCGGGCGACGTCGGGGAGATGGAGTTGGTCGTCCTGAAGGACCGGCCCGGCCAGGTGCGCGCCCACTCCCAAAAGACTGGAGGGCGCGGCAAGGCTCAGGTGGCTGGAGTGGTTACCCTCGACAGCCGTACAGAGGGCCGCTCGTCCCTCGTCATCACACCTCCGCGCCGCACCCCCTCGGGAGGAGGCGGCACCGTGAACGCCGACGGCGAGGACGTGAACGACGTCGAGCGCCGGGTGGAGCTCGACTTCACGGACATGTCCAAGATGATGGAGAAGATCGCCCAGCGTCAGGACGACGAGGCCACGGTCATCGGGGCGTTCCGCGGAGAGATCGGCATCCGGCTCAACTCGCGGGACCTGTTCGACATCGTCGATTCAGACCTCCCCAGGGAGCGGACCAAGGCGGCCCTGGACCGGCTGATCTCCCGAGGGTGGATCATGGCTGCCGGAGGCCGGGGCGGTAGGGAGTACACGCTGATCGCCGTCGGCGAGGACGGTCCTGAGGAGCGGGACCTGGACGAGAGCAACGACGAGACCGGAGGTGAGGGCTGAGATGCGTGACTTCGACAAGCTGCCCCTGCTGACACCCGAGGAGGCGTTCGAGAGGGCGATGGAGATGGGCTGGAACCGTCCCCTGTTCGACCACGGATACCGTGTACGGGGACTGAATGACTGGCGGGCGATCGAGACGCTGCTTCGGCAGTACGACGTCGAGGACGCCGTCATAGCATCTTTCGGTCTGAAGCGCTTCGAGGAGATATTCGACGCGTTCGCCATGATGTCGGAGAGAGGATGGCGCCTTTGGCAGACGTCGGCAAATGCCTACGTCGACGGGGAGCTCAGAACTGTACCCGCCATTGGGGCGCACTACCGAGGCCTCTAGCCAGTAAATAAGGCCAATCTCAACGGAATCTACCCCAGTGACGCAAGTCACTGGGGTAGATCTTTACAGGGGATTGCATCCCGACATACACGCTGCGTAGTCTTGAGCCATCGAAGGAACGGCCGCGAAAGCGGGAAGGAGAATTGAAATGGCACGCAAAGGCTCTATGAGGGCGCAGCGCAAGCGCTGGGCGCAGTGGGAGGCGTACCGAAACGAGATGTACGTGACCGACGAGAGGTCCCTAGCCCGGGCCTACCGAGAGTACAGCCTGACTGGAGTACTGGAGGACCCCTGGACCGGGGACCGGTACTGCCCGTCCTGTGAGAAGCCCGAGCAGTACTGCGACTGCGGCTCCGCCGCCTGATCCAGGCCCATCATCTAGACCTATCAATCCGCACCACCCATAAGGAAAGTCCATGAGTACCGAGTACGGTCCCTACGACGTGACCGCCCCCAACGCCGTCTATGCCAACCGAGCACTGAGTCACGCTTACTGGGCGCTAGGGGTGACGGTCGTCTTCATGCTTCTACGGCCCTTGGAACCGGCAGAGGCTCTCCTTGAGGCCCTGTGGGCCTTGTGGATGCTCTTCGAATTCTCGCAGATCATCCGCTACGGGATCAAGTCGATCAAGGCAGGCATCCGGGACGGACGCACTCTGACCCTCTCGATCCACGAGGGAGCCTTCGTCTCGATCCCGGAGGGGGCGGTCCTGTGAGGACTCTTCTGAGAGCTATCACATCCATCATCAAGACCTATAGGAAGAGGGAGAAGTGAGCAGAAACGGAATCGTCAGCGCTGAGGAGATCATGAGTCGCGTGAGGGGGTTCCCCGGAGGTGACGTCAAGGACATCGACATCCTCGCCGTCAAGGGAAAGAAGCCCATCTCCTACATCCCAGGACGGCGGGCCGGGCACAGCCTGACCAGGGCCGAGCTCGTGGGCGAGTACGTCCGTTACCTGACCGACATCTACGACCGGAGAAAGATCCTGCGGGGACTTCCCGATGACCTGCGCCAGGCACGAATCCTCGCCGAGGCCGAGAAGGCCGCGGCCCGACACCTAGGGGAGACCCGATGAGCACTCACTACGGATACGAGACCGACGACGATCTGACCGAGGCTCTAGGCAAGTGCGTCGTCTTGAAGCGCTTGGAGGACGTCATGCCAGATGAGGACTACGTCCTGCACGCATCCTACTGGTGGAGGGTAGTCCGGGCAGACTGGGGGACCTCAGTCCTGTACCTGGAGATCGCCGGACCCCGCTCTGCGGAGAATCCTGAGACCGCGGTGCTTGTACGTGACGAGGAGGACCTAGTGGTCACCACATCCGCCTCCTCCGGGCTTCAGTTTCATAACGGGGAGCTGCTTAGCGTTCCCTGGCCGCATTGCAGCCTCATCTACGTCAAGAACGCCCGTAGGCGGGAGGTCGGGGTCGACTTCGGAGAGGAGGTCTCCGGCATCTTCGCCCTTAGGCACGACTCTTACGGGGAGCCCTACTACGCCCCCGTCGATCCTGAGACGCAGCCCGGCGTTGCGTCCGACTGGCTGCTCTTCCCGGAACGCGATCTGATTCTCTCCTGGGAGCCGGTGGACGTGGCCGACTTGCTGGAAAGGATGCAGAGAGACCATGGCTAAGTTCGAGTTCGGGGGCCCGCCCCGCTTCGCCCACCAGAAGCGCGGCCTGGCCAAGCTCATCTCCTGCAACGGCGTCGGAGCCCTCCTCATGGAGCCAGGCACCGGTAAGACCGCGGTAACGCTGGACTACTGCTCCCTGCTGGCACTGTCCTCGCCCAGCCGCGAGGCCCGGGTCCTTGTGATCGGCCCCCTCGCCGCCGTCGACCAGTGGGCGCTTCAGGCCCCGAAGTGGGTCAGCCCGCAGGTCAACGTGTGGGCCGAGGCCCTCGGCGGCTCGGTCATGCAGCGCGTCGAGGCCCTGCGCTCCCGCGGCGGGAAGGAGGTCGCCAAGCCTACCGGCGGGAAGGGCCGCGGAGCCGGCGATGACGTCCGCTCCCTACACGCGAACCGCTCCTGGGCGCTGGCCGCCCGGAGAGACGGCGTCGATCTAGACAGGAAGATGGCGGCCAAGGCTGGCCCGGACGTCCTCGGGGACTCCAAGCCCCGCCTAGTAATTGAGGCGATCAACCTGGACACGCTCTCGCAGCGCCGACAGGTCGGGTCCAAGACGATGGCCGACGTCGTGCTCAGCGCCGTTACCGACTTCGACCCGGACCTCGTTGTGATCGATGAGATGCACAAGATCAAGTCGGTCTCCTCCAACGCGTCTCGACTGGCGGGACGGATCGGCTCACGGGTTGGGCGCCGGATCGGACTGACTGGGACCGTGATCCCTCACAGCCCGCTCGACGTCTACGGACAGTGGAGGTTCATCGACCCGAAGGCCTTCGGGAGGGTCCAGCCGAACGGCGAGCGCAGGCCAGCGACGTTCAAGGCCTTCAAGGAGGACTACGCCGAGATGGGCGGGTACATGGGGCACGAGGTCGTCGGCTTCAAGAACCTGGACCGCCTGGAGGAGATCATGGGCGAGCGCTCATCTGTCGCCATCAAGGAGGAGTGCCTGGACCTGCCCGACGCCGTCGATACGGTCCTCCCCGTCGCCCTGAGCCCGAAGGAGCTCAAAGCCTACGAGGACATGCGCACGAAGCTCCAGGTCGAGTTCCGTGAGGAGGACGACGTGCGCGAGGCCGGCGGGGACGCTGCCACGGCGGCCAGCCGGCTAGTCCGCATGACCCGTCTGCGCCAGATCACGGCCGGGCACCTGCCGGACGATGCGGGTCAGGTCAGGGAGATCGGGCGGTCCAAGGCAAAGACCATCTCCTCCCTCATCCACGACACGCTGGAGGACGAGAAGCGCATCGTCGTGTTCGGGACCTTCACCCGTGAGCTCGCAGCCCTGGAGGAGGAGATCTCTGACAAGCGGACTACCGTCCTGCGGATCGACGGATCCACCAAGCCTGAGGACCGGCTGAAGATGCGGCAGCGCTTCGGGTCCGACGACCCGGCCCGGCTCGTCATCGTCGCCCAGATCAAGACCCTGTCGGTAGCCGTGAACGAGCTGGTCACCGCGAGGAACGCGATCTTCGCCACCCTCCCGTGGCAGCGCGACGACATCGTGCAGGCCCGCGACCGGCTTAACCGGCTGGGGCAGCGGAGCGCGACTACGTTCTGGTACGCGCTTGCGCCGAACACCGTGGACGACCTAGTGTTCCAGGCCTATCAGGGCCGCACGGACCTAGAGAAGACACTTATGAATCACATCTACGCCGATAGGAAGTAGCTACCATGAGCCCCACCCAGCGTCCTGAGGAGGACGTCATCACGGCCGAGAAGGCCACCTACTCCTCGCTCACCCTCCACCGCCGCTGCCCTCAGGCGTGGAAGTACCGGTACATAGACGGCCTGCGTCGCGCTAGGTCGGAGGTCACTCCAGCCCTCGACTTCGGTTCGTGGTTCCACGCCGTCCGCGCCCTGGACCGGATCACGAAGGGTGTGGCCGAGGGCACCTTGAAGGCTCACCCCGAGGAGATTCAGACCACCGACGCCGGCCCCACCTTCCCGTGGGACGCCTCCCCCTCGGACGTCATGGCCGCCGCCGTGGACTACTGGGACCGGCTCGGGGAGGACGCTCGGGAGGTCTGGATCGACTGGCTCGGCCAGCCTCTCCCGCAGCGCCTCTCCCACGTCTACGCCGAGTGGCGGGAGCGCTGGTCCGAGGAGTCCGAGAACGAGGCCGTCCTCGCCGTCGAGCAGCGCTGGGAGCGCGAGGTGCCCGGCACCGGTGTCGCCCTGTGGGGCTACGCCGACGAGGTCTACCAGGACCGCAAGCGTGGCATCGTCGTAGTGCGGGACTGCAAGACGTCCGGCACGCTCGGCCAGGTCACGAGCCTGGACGAGATGATGGACAGCCAGGTCCAGCTCTACGCGTGGGGACTGTCCCCCGACTGCGCGGAGTGGGGCCTGCCGGCACCGCGCGCCGTCGCCTTCGATCGGGTTCGGTCCAAGGCTCCGAAGACTCCCAAGATCACGAAGGCCGGCAAGCTATCCTCCTCAGTCAAGGACTACGACCTGCGCACCTACTTGGAGTGGTGCGCCGACGGCGTCCCGTTCGAGGGGATGAAGAAGGACGGGAGCGCGGCCGGAACCTACGCGGCCGAGGAGGCCGAGATCGAGCGCCTTACCTCGCCCCAGTCCGTCTCTCAGTGGTTCTCCCGCCACTTGACTCCGGTAAGCCCATACCTCGTGCGCTCCCACCTCCAGGCCGCGGCCGACACCTGCTCAGACATCTCTCGGACGAGAGTTCGCGCCGACAGGCGGGGCGAGGCCCCCCGCAACTTCGGGAAGGCGGCGTGCCAGTTCTGCGAGTTCGCCGACCTGTGCCGAGCTCAGATGGTCGGCGGTCCGGGCGGGGAGTACGCGCCTGAGGAGTACGGCCTACGATACCGTGACCCGTCTCACAGCGGAAGGTAGCCCTCCGGGCTTGCAATGCCCGCCGTCATACGCCTACAGTTAAGTCACCACCCAAACAGCGGAAGGAAATTCAATGGCCAGTTTCGCCGGCGTCAACATTGTTGACGTGAACGAGGAGGCAGCCGACTACGGTCGGTGGCTGATCCTCGGAGCCCAGGGGGCCGGCAAGTCGTCCCTCGCCTCAACGGTAGCCACGATGGGCAAGACCCTATTCATCGACCTGCCGGGCGAGAAGGGCACCCAGTCCTTCAAGAACGCCCCATACGCCAAGAACATCGACGTGGTCCGTCCCGAGAGCGTCACCGCTCTAGACGATATCTTCTGGAGCCTGGACAAGGGCGGGCACGGCTACAAGGCCGTCATCCTCGACAGCCTCACCGCCCTCCAGAAAATGACTATGCGTTACCTCACAGGTTTCTCGGAGACCGCGGTCCGCGAGATCAAGCAGGGCACCGCCCCGGCCGATCAGCGCACCTGGGGACAGGCGCTAGACATCATGACCGACACGGCCGTGTTCTGGTACGGCCTGGCCGATGGCAACCGCAAGGAGCCGATGCACGTCGTCATGACCGCTCAGGTCAAGATGGTCGAGGACGAGATCAACGGAGGCGTGCGCCGCTCACCGGACGTCCAGCGAGGAGCCCAGTCGATCATCCGAGCCACGCCCAACTACATCATCTACGCCGATGTCGAGGAGGACCTCGACAACACCGGACGCGACGACGGGCCCTCGCTGAAGCACATCGTCCGCTTCGGCACCGACCCTGAGTACGGGACCAAGGCCCGTATCCCCTACAACCTTCGCGGGAAGGTCCCGTCCGTCCTTGGACGCGACCACCCCGTGACTCTGGAGAAGCTATCCCGCTTCCTCGGAGTGGGCGGAGTCCCGGAGCGCAAGCCCGCCGCCGACAAGTCGGCCAAGTCCGACAACTGATCACCCAGTAACCCAACCACACAGGAGAAATAACCATGGCTCTCACCTTCGACTTCACCAACTACAAGGACACCTCCACCGCCCACGTCGCCCCCGGGACCTACCACGCCGAGGTCTCGGACTTCGAGGAGACGACATCGAAGGCCGGCAACGCGATGTTCGTCGTCTACCTGGAGATCACCGAAGGCCCTCACGCCGGGCAGCAGATCATCGACCGTCTCCCCCAGACGGAGAAGGCCATGTTCCGTTCCGCCGCCTTCCTTCAGGCTCTCGGGGTCAAGATCGCCAAGAAGAAGATCGCCCTGAACCCTAAGAGCCTGATTGGCCGCCCCGTGGACATCGTTGTGGAGGACGGCGAGCCCTACAACGGCCGCGTGAGGAGCGAGGTGCGCGAGTACCTTCGGGCCACCAAGCCGGCCAAGGCCGAGCCCAAGGACGACCCGATGGCCGACGAGATCGACGAGCCGGACGAGCCGGCCAAGCCTGCCCCGGCTGAGGACGCCGTCGAGCTCGACGTGGACGCTCTGGACATCGACGACCTGGACCTCTGAGGTCCAAATAGTGAGACGGCCCCGCTCCGGCGGGGCCGTCCCCTTAGACAGAAGGGAGTGACATGGCTAGCAAGGAGAGCGCCGTAGTGGACGCCATTCGGCGCCGTATCGCGCAGGTCTGGCCGAATTCGGTCACCTGGAAGATGCACGGCTCGGTCTACGTGGAGGCCGGAATCCCCGACCTGCTCGTCTGCATCGAGGGGCGCCTGATCTTCCTGGAGGTCAAGCACCAGAAGCCCGGCGAGTCCAGGTCCCACGCCCTGGCCCGTACGTCGGTCGAGCAGGTCCGCCAGATTCGCCGCGTTCGCGCCGCCGGAGGCGCCGCCTGCACGGTCCTGGACGCCAATGAGGCGGAGTGGGCCGTTCGTGAGGCGCTTACCGGCTCGACTCTGTCGAGCATGTACCCGGTCGTCGGGGCAGGGGGTGATCTCAGTGGCGAGGGCTAGGCTGACGGCGACTGAGTTCGACTTCGTGCGTCAGCTGGAGTGGGAGAAGATGACTCCGGCTCAGCTGACGTCGGCCCGAGAGACCTGGAGGACTGGGGCCGTCTACCAGGATGAGGTGAATCCTCGCGTCTGGTGGGTCCGCTCCTACTCGGCCCGGAACACCGGGGAGGTTAAGGGGCGAGACGGCAAGCGCTTCCACCACGTGGTCCTGAAGTCGGACCACGGCTACCCGCGGTTCACGTGCACTTGCAAGCACGGCCAACACGCCCGCTACGCGTCGTGCTGGCACGCGAAGACCGTGGCCCGCATCTACCGAATCATGGTCGACCAGATGAAGAAGCAGGAGAAGGAGGACTTGCTCAATGAGTACAGCAGCAAGGGCCGTGATTGACGACATCCCGGAGCAGCCGGACAGCACGGCCGCGGATACCGGAGACGCCCTCATGATCGCGGGGGAGACGGTCCTCTCCATCACGGCCACCTGTGCGGGAATCCGCACGCAGATGGTCCGGGATCAGGGGTGGAGCGAGGAGTTCTCCGAGGCCTTCGCCCAGGACCTCGCCCGTGGCCTCGTCAATCGGGCCATGGCCCCGGCTCAGAACTGGGTCTCGGAGTTGGAGGGGCTGTGACTACCGCGAAGCCGCCGGCTCCGCGCAAGCCGGCACCGCTGGACTACACTCGCCCGATCTGGAAGCGGCAGGACGGCGAGACCGAGGCCGCCTACGCGTCGTTCAAGGCCTATCGGGACATGGAGCGCCGCCGAGTGCGGGACGCGCCCAACGGCAACTCCTATTCGGCCCGGTGGTCGTGGAAGGAGCGGGTCGAGGCCTGGGACAAGCACATGGCCGAGAACGAGGCGAACGCGCTCGTCCGCTACCGGATCGCCATGGGGGACCGTCATCGGGCTCTCGGCCGCAAGGCTCTGGAGAAGGCCGAGATGTGGCTCGACAGCCTCACCGAGGACCGAATCTCCCGCATGAGCGCTAACGGGATCGTCCAGATGATGGACGTCGCGGCCCGCATCGAGCGGGAGGCAGCCGGAGCCGGGGCCGACTCCGCCAAGGTGCAGATCGAGGTCTCCTCGAACCTGGCCGAGATGACCGCCTCGGCCACGACGTCGAGGATCGAGCAGCTTGTCGCCGAGGTCGAGCGCCGGAAGCGTGAGCAGGGCCTCATCGACGTAGGCCCGGCTGAAGTTGAGGTGATCGACGCCGAGCAGTAGAGTTGACCCGGGACACTGGGGCAGAGATACCGCCACCCTTGGGGATAGGGGTGGCGGTATTCTGTATCCATATGAGATTACACCCCAGCGATAGGAGATGCTTATGCCTAAGATGAAGAAGCCGCTGGAGCCGTGGGAGATGACGCCGGCCCAGCTGGAGGAGGAGCTTGAGGCCCTCATCAAGCGGCAGGCGTGGCTGGAGAACCAGCCGAAGTGCGACCGACCCTCGTGCGACGGCAAGCCCCACGCCGGAGCGCCATACCCGCACGACCCGACCTACAGACAGGCTGCCGACCCGCTGGAGAGCGCGCAGCAGCTTGATGAGGCCTACGCGGGGCGCCCCCACATCCAGTACCTCTCCGACCGGCTGGCCGAGGCCGTGCGCGCCGTCGAGAACGGGGAGAACCGGTACATGACTATCTCCATGCCTCCCCGCATGGGTAAGTCCACGCTGACCTCGATCAACCTGCCGATCTGGCTGCTGCGCCAGCATCCAGACTGGAAGATCGGCCTGATCTCCCACTCGCCTCAGCTGGCCACGGCCTGGGGCCGTCAGGTCCGCCGCTTCGTCGAGGAGGACGGCGACAAGTGGGGCCTGAAGATCGCCGGCGACGCGGGCGCCGTGAGCGAGTGGCAGACGACTAGGGGCGGAGGCATCGTCTCCCGCTCGGCCCCAGGCCAGTCGATCACCGGTCTCGGCTTCAAGGTCATGCTCATGGACGACGTCGTGAAGGACTTCGCCGACGCGCACAGCGAGGCGAAGAGGGAGGCCATCTGGGATTGGTGGCAGGCCAACGCCGTCACCCGTCTGGAGCCCCCGTTCCTCTGCATCGCCATCGCGACGCGCTGGCACGAGGACGACTTCATCGGCCGCCTGCTGAACCCGGCCAAGAACCCCGACGCCGAGAAGTGGGAGAACGTCATCTTCCCAGCCATCGCCGAGGAGGACGACCCCCTCGGCCGCGAGCCGGGCGACCCGCTCTACAGCCCCCTCGTGGAGGAGACTCGCGAGGAGGCGCTGGAGCGCTGGGACTCTCTGAAGCGCTCCGTGGGGTCGTACATGTGGGAGGCCCTGTACCAGCAGCACCCGACGCCGGCCGACGGCTCGATCTTCAACCTCGGCTGGCTGAGGTTCTGGACGACCGACCCGTCCAAGGTCAAGGACGGGGACGCCTCCGTGATCCTCCTGCCGCGCGAGCGCCTGGAGCGCGGGCAGTGGCTCGACTCGTGGGACCTGACCTTCAAGGGCTCCTCGACGTCGGACTACGCCGTCGGGCAGCGCTGGTGTCGGCAGGGTCCCGACCGGTTCCTGATCGCTCAGCAGCGCGGTCAGTGGAGCTTCACCCAGACCTTGGAGAAGATGATGCGCTGGTGCGGTGCCGGCGACCTGGGCGACAAGGCGAGCCCAGGCGGCTCGTTCGTCCACCAGCGGCTCGTAGAGGACGCGGCCAACGGTACGGCCGCCATCGACGTGCTGCGCAAGAAGGTCGCAGGCATCAAGCCGGTCAAGCCGCGCTCGTCCAAGGAGGTGCGGGCCCGTGCCGTGACGCCGGAGATCGAGTCCGGCAACGTCTATCTGCCCCACCCCTCGGACCCTGGCAACGGGTGGGTGAATGAGCTCATCTCCGAGATGCGTGCGTTCCCCTCAGGCAGGCACGACGACCAGGTGGACGCGTTGAGCATGGGCCTACTCGGGCTGCGGGACGCTGGCCAGGCGTCACTGTTCGTGCCGAGGGGGACAATCCGCCGCGCGGTGAGCGGTCTCTCAATGGCGGGCACGATTCCCCGGTTCTGACGGCTTGCATCTCCTATGGGGTGGGCGTATGATTTCATACGTCCACCCCAACTACGTTAGGAGACACAGTGACGTCACCATATAACAACTGCCCGGGAGCCGTGCTCCAGGCGGCTCAGAGACGTGTGGAGGAGCTGAAGAGGGCTCTCCAGGACGCCTATCTGCTTACCTACCGCGAGGGCGAGGCTTCCGAGCTGGGCCGAGTCCTGGAGCGCGCCGCGGTCCCCGTCCCGGAGGGGGCGCCTACCTGTACCCGCATGACCAGGGTGTGGGTGGAGGGGTTCAAGAAGTTCCACGGCTGGACCATCCCGCCTGAGAATCCGTCCCCCAGCCGTGAGGTCGTATGGATGCTGCACTACGCGGCCCTACTGCCGGACGCCGCCGTCGTCAGCCGGGAGACGGTCCGGGAGTGGCTGTGGAAGATCGCCCGCGCGGCGTCGAACCTCCTGCCCGAGGAGACCGACGTCCTCACTATCGCGCGGGAGGAGTACATCCGAGCCGCTAAGAAGCACCCCGGAATGACGCTGGAGTGTGACGGCCACACGGAGGCATCCCGACTGTTCGCCCTCGTGGAGGAGATCGGCGAGGTCGCGGCCTGCCTGACCTATGACAACGATTCCGAGACCGGCCACGGATCGGACCTGGAGTCCGAGGTGATCCAAACCATCGCCCTCGCTCTGGCGTGGGCTACCCGCTACCTAGATGACGGGAGAGAGTGAGAGATGGGAACTTCGCACGAGATCGCCAGCAAGCTGGAGGACTACCTGGAGGCGGGGTACTTCGACCAATCTATCCGCGGTATCTATATCCTTCTCAATCACATCCAGTTCCTTGAGAAGCAGGTTACTTCCCTGAAGGGGACTATTGCCCGCCTACAGGCCGAGTCCCCTGAGAAGTCACCGGAGCAGACCCTACTTACCGAGTCCCTATAGGAGACACCTATGACATCCATTAACGACGTTGCAGACCTGCCCAAGCTTCTGGAGGACTGGGCCGGCGGCAAGGGATACCGCAAGTCCTTCGGGATCGACTCCGAGCGCGCCATGGTCGAGGACCTGCGCAGGCTGCTCTCGCTGACCGTCCAGCAGGCCAAGGCCCTGGAGGATTCTCAGGAGCACGCCCACGCCCTGGAGCAGCGCCTCCCGACCTCGCAGACCGAGGACCTGGAGCCTGCCCCTGCGCTCGACGATCCGCTGGAGGAGGCCGCGCGCCTCGACAGGAAGGCCCGCCGGGACGCGAAGCTGGCCCGCGCAGCCCTCCAGCAGGAGGTCCTGGCCGCCTACTCTCGAGGCGTGTCGAAGTCGGTCCTGAGTGAGGTTTCCGGAATGACCCGCCAGACCGTGGACCGCGTGCTCGGCCAGTGGAAGCGCAAGCCCCCTCGTTTCGACGACGGGGAGACGCAGAACACACTGTTCTGACCGCTGCGGGCTTGCTCTAAGACGTATGACGGCATACGCTTAGGGCAAGCCCGCAACACCCACCCCCTAGCGAGGAAACATGAGCACCGAGAACTACCCCACCAAGCCCACCGGGACCCGCGTCTTCCAGCACCCTCAGGCGCGGATCAAGCCGCTCGACGCGGATACCCTGCACGAGGCCTCCACGTGCCTCGTCTACGAGAACGGGCAGGCCGTCGCCCAGCTCAAGCGCTGCGGACAGCGCTGCTGGAGCGTCTACCCGAACGGCATGACGATCCCCGCCACGTTCGGCGCCTCCGCCTTAGAGGCCGTGACGACCTGGATGAGCGGCCGGGACATGGTGTCCGCATGATCGTCTCACTTACCGCTACCGCCGCGGCCCTGGCCATCAGCCTGCCGATCTTCGCGCTCGGAGAGCGCATCCGCGAGCGCAGGGGCCGCCTACTGAACCGCTTTTGCATCCACCCAACCCGAAAGGACATCCCGTGAGCAGATACGCGACCTTCACCCGAATCGCCCGAGATCAAAAATCCCTAGACATTGCGCACTGGAAGACCTCAGTCGAGGGAGGGGGCTCAATTATCCTGGAGGACGGCTCCTTCATCGTGAGCACGTCTGGCACTCTTAATCCAGACTCAAACGTCGAACTCTATCTAGGAGATGGCGCCTGGCTGGAGGTTCGTGACGGGCTCACCCCCAACGTCCAGCTCACCCTCCCCGACGGCTACGTCGAGGCTCTGGGCCGGCTTCCGATCCCGCCAGACCGCTCGCGCCGGCTCTACTGGTCCTCGTCCACGCCTCCCAGCGGCCTGGACGACCCCTCCCAGAACCCCAGCGGCGAAGGGGACCTGACCCTGTACGTACCGGAGAGCCTAGAGCCCACCTACCGCGAGAAGGGGTTCCCGGGGTGGGGCACACCTAGCCGCCGCTACCTGGATATCTGGGAGGAGTACGAGCCCTCGATCGCCCCCGACGCCGCGGCACGGGGGGCGGCGGGAAGGGAGGCCGTCGAGTCCCCGGATCACTACACCTGGCTCGGGCAGTCCCTCGCCTCGCTCGGCCTGAGCGACGCCGCCAACGTCGAGTCGTGGGACGTGCTCGACGCGGCCTTCCCCTCTGACCCGCTCCTGTGGAACTGCGGAAAGTACCTGCTCCGCCAGGGCCGCAAGGGCGGCGAGGAGAAGCGTCTGGAGGACCTGCGCAAGGCCCGCCAGTACCTCGACCGGAGAATCGCCCAGCTGACGGAGAGTGAGGTGAGTGACTGAGATCACAGAAATGTTGGGATAGGGGAGCTAGCGCCGCCAGCAGGGCGGCGCTAGCCTTATCTTGTACCCAGACAGCCAATCCACTCACACAAGGAAAGTGACATGAGCACAAAGGAAGAGCTTGCAGAGGAGCTCCTGCGCGTCCTCCGGGACGCCCTCGGCCCCGAGTGCCGACTACCGGAGCCGCTCCCCGACCTCGCCCGTTACGGCGCCAAGTCGGTCACCGTCCGCGACGGTCGGGACAGGGCCATCGAGCTGACGGCCTCCCTGACGGGGGCGGGCCTGATAGAGCGCTACTCGATCCGCCTCGTCCGGGAGGACACGGACGGCCTGCCAGTCACCGCCGTCGGCCCGCTCCGCATGGACTTCTCCCAGGCACCGGAGGAGTACCCCTCTATCACCTACATCCTCCCCCTCGTCATCCGCCTGGACCTGGGCGGAGAGCGCCTGTGCCGGGCTCAGGACGCGCTGGAGGACGCCGGATACGTGGTCGAGGTCGGTGAGGGGGCGCTGGCACTGCGCAATCCCTGCCCATGGGGGACGTGCACGGAGGCCGTCATCGGCCTCGACCCGGACAGCGGGGCGCTGATGGTGCACGGCCGGTACGCCTCCACGGTCAGGGAGACCCTGTCCCAGGCCAGAGTGTTCTAGACCACTACCATCACCCATCTAGGAGATACCAATGAGCACCAGGACAGGCATGGTCGAGCAGGTAGCCGCACAGATCGATCGCCAGTGGCCCTACAGCCGTCTCAACGTGGTCAGGGAGAGCCACGGCGAGTACGTGACTGTCGGACCCAGCAGCGCCCAGCTCACCGATGACTTCTGGCTCGTGCCTCGTGAGGGGCTGCCGGTGAGGAGGTATGGGTACGACGGGGTGGACCCTGTCGCCATCTCTGACGCCCTCATGGAGGCGGTGGCCCACAACGGCCGGGCCTCCGTGAAGGACAGGGTCACGGCCTTCGACGTGCGGTGCCGCGTGCGGAGGGTCGGGCTCGTGTACGTGATCTGGCTCCCGGACGGGGAGAGCGCCGTGATCGCCCCGCTGGACGGAGGAGTCTCCTTCTCCTACGGCGAGGAGACCGTCCAGCTCCCCACCATCGGGCACGCCGTCATGGCCGTCGGAGCGATCCTCTCCCAGGCATAGTGACGCGCGCCACCAGATACGCCCCCGCAGAGACTTGCTGTGGGGGCGTATGAGTGCATACACTTGAGCCATGAGCACGAACCGCCCCACCCGCGCCGCCTACATCACCGCCATCGTCGCCGTCCTGGCCCTTGCAGCCGTCACCCTCGGGCTGGCGCTCGCCTCCTTCCACCTGGGCGCGTACCCGCACCAGTCCCGGCCGCACCACACGCAGGCCGAGATCCACGAGATGGAGAAGCTGGAGCCCTCGTACGGCAAGGGCTGGGACTCTCCGATCTGCAAGCACTCTCCGAAGTCGCCCCGCTGCCTGCGGGAGGGCGGTAACGGGATCATGCCGACGCGGGGCGGCCACGCCCTCGTCCCTGCTCACGACAGCCTTGATGACGGAAAGCCGGTCGAGATGCCCGGCCGCGTCCCTGGCCGCGGCGGGTGGGTCAGCGAGGAGGGCGTCTCGTCCTGCTGACAGCCGCGCCCCGAGGACAGGCCCCTCCCGCAGTGAGCGGGAGGGGCCTTTACGTGCCCGTGAAGGGGTCCAGGAGCCTATCTGACGGACTTTTAGGGTGGGGTGGGGCCGTCATACCGGGAGGGGACCTTAAGGCCGTCAGCAAGGCTTGCACGGCCTCAGGGACTCAGGAGGGCGGGGCGCAGTGGTGAGAGGATGTCAGAGGGCCGTAGACGGACTAACGCCCCGGTACCTAGGTGCAGGTACCGGGGCTAGGGGTTTAGGCCGTCAGAGGGGCTCACAGTGAGCTTACGAGGTACCTCATGGCGCGGCTGGCCGACGAGGCGCGGGCGGCGGCTACCGCGTAGCGGTCCTGCCAGCGGCGCCGCCGGGGGGGGGGGGCGGGGGCGGGGCACGGGGAGGGTCGGAGACCGGACGGCACGAGGTCCCACGACGTCGGGACCGCGAACCACTGGAGGACCGCCAGGCCGCCGGCGGGCGGGTAGACCATGTCGTCGGGTATCCCGTCTAGGGCGTGAGGGTCCTCGCTCAGGACGGCCCCGGCGGGGGCCGTCGCCCACGCCGGGACCCGCTCGATGACGGCGACGGCGTAGCCCCCCACCTCGGCCCAGGTCCGGGCGCGGCCCTCGCCCGGGACCTTGCAGGACCGGGACAGGGAGGTGACGACGCTGACAGGCTTACCGGCCAGCGGGTGCGGGGCGCCGCTGGGCAGGGTGGCCGGGTGCAGGGCCGGCTTGTCGTCACGCGAGTGGTCAATGACGCGGTAGGTGGTCCGAGGGCTGTCGGTCTGGCTGAGGGAGTAGCGGTTGCTCATGGGCAGGAGTATGCACGCATACGCTTCCGGAGGCAAGTCGGCGCGGCCGGGGAACCTGGGAGAATCCTGGGAACGTAGTGTGGCCCCAGCCACAGCACCCTTCTATATGTATGGCTTACTCCCCCCTACGGGGGGAGTAAGCCTATTACTTAATATGTAACTTAGCATACAACTGCGCCATTCCAAGGAAAAGTCCGTATGCCCAGCATACACTTGGTAGGGGCAAGTGTATGATAAGTTACATGTGACGCAGATCTCTTGCCCGCAATCATACGTCACTTTGAGAAATTAATTTGAGTGACGGCATTCACATCCGTGGGAGGCGAACCTGGGAGGAACCTGAGAAACCTGGGAGAACCCTGGGAACCGCTACGGAGCTGGACCGCCATCGGCGACGGCGCCGGGACGGCTACGGGCCCGCTCAGCATGAGGGCGGTGGCCGGAGCGGTCGCCCCGGTGGGCGAGCCTGTACCGATCGCTAGGAGCCGTCTACGTACCGCCGCCGCCGCGCCGCACCGCTACCGGACAACAGCGAAGGAGAAGCTCAGAGAGACCTCCGCTCGCAGGCCGAGAGGCCGCCCGCTAGATACCGCGGAAAAGTCTAGGCGTGTATGCCGTCATAACGGACTTTTCGTTGCAATACCAACGGTCGCAGATAACCGGGACGGAATTAGGCAAGCCGTCGGCAGCGCCGATGCCGTACGTCGATGCCGTTGGATAGGCGTGGCCTTAGTCACACAAATGGGCGGGATAGTCCGACGGCTGGCGATGCCAGTCCGCACTGTGCTTGCCCCCGTCCACCCGCCGGGCCCCCGGGGGCGCGCCCCCGCGCGCGCGCGCGCACGCCCGCGCCTGACACGGTGCACCCCTGACGCTACGGTGCCTGGGCGCTTCGCGAGGCACCTGGGCGTCAGGGGCGCAGCGATGTCATACACGGGCCTCGAACACTCGCCCCATGAGACGTAAGGCCCTGGCCGGCGGGCCGTGCATGCCAGGGTGCACACCGCCTCCGCCTAGGGGCTCCGGCGGGTGCAGCCATGGCATACACGTTCCGGCCAGGGGAGGGCTGTGCGGGGCGGCTCACCTCGGACCGGGGTGTCGCTCGAGGCTCGCTGCGCTCGCCCTCGCGAACCGGTCCGGGCTCGGGGTGCCCGCTACGCCCTCGGTGCGGCGGTTCGGGCGCGGGGACGGCTCAGGACGGGTGAGGCCGGTGGAGACGTGCTGGACAGCTAGCAGGCGAAGGGGTGAGCCGCCAGGCCGCCGAGGGTGAACGCCACCAGGATGGTCAGGCACAGGGTCAGGATGACGAAGAGGATGTCGGAGGGGTTGATGCGCATGGTGAGCTCCTTCGTGGGAGTGGTGGTGCTGGGGGTCTGGGTCTGGGTCTGGTCTGGGTCTGGTCGGGGCCGGCCGGGGAGCCGGTGGGTCGGTGGGTCGGTGGGCCGCGGAGTGTCAGGCGGCTGATGTGTATCAGATGCCTGAGGTGTATCAGATGCCTGATACGTGGTAACGCGAGTAGGTGGTTGGCTAAGGGCATTAGCCTGATGGCTGGTGGGCATCTGCCGGAGGGGCTGAGGTGTATGGGGGCTACTTGCAGGAGATGTGGGCCTGGCAGAGCGCGGTGGAGCGGGCGTCGGCGATGCCTTGAGCGGCGTAGGAGGAAAGGCCTGTGATTGCAACGATTGCGAGCAGTGTGCCGACCAGCGCGGCGCGTAGGTGGAGGGCGAGGGGCTGGCGGCGGTCGGCCCTACGGCGGTCGGTGGCTGCTGGGGCGGTGAGGTAGGCGGGTCGGTAGGGGCGGTCGATATCTGTCGTGCGCATGGCTCTAGTGTATGCCGGCATACGTAGGGAGTGCAAGCCCGAACGGGCGCTTGGCGAGGTGACGTGGGCCACCGCCTTCGGGCAGGGCAGGGCGCCCTGAGCAGGGGCTGCCGCGCGCCCGCTGCCGCCCCGTCGTTCCGGATCGGGTAGCAGGTAGCCGGGGCAGGTAGCCGGGGCCCCCCCCGCGCCGGCGCCGCTATCGCTGCGCG